TCTGTTGGTGTTAATTCAAATGTTACGTCCCACGTTGCTTCGCAATTATCACACTCGAAGTCGTGCAGAATCAGGTAGTTTTGGTTTGTAGAGTACCCAACCTCTTGGGTGCCGAGGCAGATGCCTTCGCCTCCGCACTTGTGGCATGTATGTGGTTGCATCATGAGTACTTGTCTTGGATTCGTTGTTGTGTTTCCTCACAACATGAGACCCATGCCTCCATGTTGATGAGGGAGATACCGCCTCCGTTCTCACGGCGCTTGCGCTCATCCTCAAGGATTTCGTCCTTGGCTGAGATGTAGTGGTCAAGACCACGCTGAAGGCAGTCGAGGACTACCATTTGCACGAGTGCCCCGTGCTTGTTGTACCCCGTCATGAGGTGGCTGACGAACTCGTCGTTCGTCATGTCTTTGATGTTGTCCATTGGTTTGGAGTTTGAAGTTTGACAATGTTGTTGAGAGGTGTTGTATATATCTCTCTTCACTACGTTCAGAGAGAGATATATACTAACACTCTCTAAGTAAGGTCGAAGTTGGTGTTCTTGAAGGCCTCTTCGAGAGTCTTCTTGTTGCCCATGTCTGCCTTGAACCACGCCTCGATGAGCGCACGTTCAAAGCTACCGCAGTGGGTCTGTCGGAGGGAAAGTCGTTCGTGTTGTGTCATGTCTTCAATGAGTTGGTTACTCCCCACCATTCGATTTCTTCGTCATGGATGCGGAAGCTGTGTGTTTCCTGTAGTTCGTCGTTCCACACCTCGTCCAGCCACACGCCGTGGTCGTCAGGTGCGCCCATCACATGGGATGCGGTGAACCCGCACTCTTGCAGTGCCTTGACTGCTGATTCGCATTGTTCTTGTGTCATGTCTTGTTGTGTTTGCATTCGTCGCATACTTCGTAACGCTCCGTCCCATCAGGGATGGTTGGGTGTGAGTACACCGCAGTCAGGACATAGCCCTCACCCTTGCAGGTGGGGCAGTCCTTGTTGATTTGATTCTTTGCAATGAGTTCTCTCATAGGTCAATGATTACGCCCTTCTCTTCGAGGGCATCGGTGATGTATTCAGGGAGTTCAAAGCATCCATCGTAGCCCGTGAGCCGTGGACCATCTTCGTCGAAGTACACTTCGAGTACACCCTCTGCATAGAAGCGGTCACCACCTGTTTCGAGGTCGTAGGTTTCGTACCAACCACCATATTGGTGGTTAGGGTCAACCGACACCGAGGTGTCCATCTCCACATTCTTCTCGGCATCGAGGTCTACGTCGTAGGCTGTCCGCATTGATACGAAGGGGAGTGTGTGTTTGAAGGAGTGTGTGAATTTCATGACTTGTTGAGGTTGAAGATGAGGTCGTTGTCTACGTCGTTGGCGTAGTCGTCGAGCAGGTTGATGATGTCCTGAACGTGGTCAGGGTCTGCATTCGGTGTGTCCGAGAGCAGGGAGGCAAAGCCCTTGACGTCCTTGGGCACAAGTCGAGCCGCTCGGTTGAGCACAGCGAGGTTCTTGCCGAAGTGGAAGTCGTTGAGGTAGAGCACCGCCGCTCCGACGGGGCGTTTGAAGAAGTTGTCCATAAGATTGGATTTGAAGTTTGACATTGAGAGGTGTTGTATATATACTCTCTTCACTACGTTCAGAGAGAGTATATATACTAACACTCTCTTAGGATTGGAGGAGAGCCACCACCAAAAGCGTGGCCATCCATGCAAGGAACGCGAGGAACGCTAGGTTCATTCGTTTGTTCATGTGAAAGGGTTTAAGTTACTGATTGTCAACAGGTTTCACAGACTTGATTTTGTGTCCGTCGGGCACAAGGTCGAGTGCCCGTTGCTTGGCATGGTCGAGTGACCACGCCTTGAACGTGAGCGCATTCCAGTCGTCTCGGTCGAAGCCGTAGTAGTAGACCATTCGGTACTCGTCGGTTGGTACCGACTTGGGGAGCCAATCGCTCGCCGTGCCCCGCTTGGGGTAGCGTTCCCATACGTTCATGTGAGTTTGATTTCGCAGTTGTTCTTGAAGTCCCAAATGGCCTCCTCTTCGCGCTCCTTACCCAAGGCGATGGCCTCTTCGCGGTCGAACACGATGTCGGAGACCTCGATGTAGACGTAGTTGTCGTCGTTCACCCAAGCACCGATTACCTGTTGGTACTTGCCGATGGGGTCCACGTTACGGAAGTAACGTTCGGTGTTCTCGATGAACTCAATCTTGAGTTCCATGATTTCTCGGAAGGTGTTGAATGACAACAAGTTGTTGTCAATCATCTCAACCGATTCAGTCGCGCCGCCTACTGCATACGCCTCCACCACGGGGCTGTAGCCGTCGAGGTCTTTGTCAACGGAGAATCCGTTGCCGCTTTGCACGTTCATGTAGCGCAGAAGCATGAGATTTTGATAGTCCATCGTAGATGAATTGAAGTTTGATACAGACACCACTTTCGTGGTGTTTCGCCTACTCAAGGCTCGTCAGTGTACCTGAGATTTGAGATTACATCTCAATCAAGTCCTCCAAGGTCATTTGCTCAAGGCAGGTGAGTTCGTCCCACTCAGCGGTGGCACGCACTGCGTCGAAGGAGAGGTGGAGGTCGAGGAGGTCAGCGATAAGCTGACGGCGGGTAGCTGCAAATGTCTGCATGGTGATTGAATTGAAGTTTGAAAAAGGTTTCAAGAGTGTCTTGTATATATACTCTCTTCACTACGTTCAGAGAGAGTATATATACTAAGACTCTCTAAGGGTTTAGTCGTAGTTGGCATCGACCCAAAGCAGGGCGAGCGTCACGATTGCGAGCGGAAGGCACACGGCGTAAAGGATGATGTTGATGTCCATCTTCGATGAATTAGAGTTCGAAGGGGAGTTCCTCGATGCTTACAGCATCAACGCTTGTGCCCTGCTCACCCTGCATCTGCAAGGCGAGGAGGTTGGTCAGCATCTCAATCTTGTCCTCCAAAGAGGACAAACGTTGGGCTTGAGTTGGCTTCTTCGAAGCCACCTTTGAAGCTTTAGCTTCAGTGGCCTCAGCCTCAGCTTTCAGCTGAGCTTTCTTCGCTGCTTTAGCAGCGGCTCCCGTGGCCACGCTGACCGCTTTAGCGGCGGCAGCAGCTTCCTTGACGGAAGCTGTCTTAGCCTTCTTCGAAGGCTTGATGGGACCAACTTCGTTGGTCTTGAGAGCGGCTCGGTCTTGAGCATCTGCCACCTTCTGTGAAGGTGTTCTCTTCGTCGTCTTACGACGACGCTTCTTGCCAGCCTTCTTCGAAGGCTTTTCGGCAACCTCTTCGAGGTTGTTGATGAAGTCCAAGGCCTCCTGCAGCAGCTTCGCTGCAGCAGCTTTGCGGGCCGCAGTTGGACGGAAGATGGCTTGGTTGGTTGCCTTACGGCAATCGGAGAAGTTGAAGCTTTCCATGGTTTATGAGATAATGTATTAGAATGAAACCTAAAGGTTTCTTTCATTCTAATACATATCTCTACCCTCAGTGTCCTCACTACACTACCAAGGGTAGTAGTAGTGGAAGTGAAAGCTGCTAACGCGCTGAGATACAACAAGTTGTATCCGTAGGTTAGCCATCGCGAAGGCCGACCAAATCGGAGTCAATGTTTCCCCTATAAGGGGAAGGGGTAAGTCGGTTAGAGAGGTTGGGGAGGGATTGTCCCACCCTGCTGGACTGCACGTCCCATCCTGCGGTCCTCAACGGTGGCTAGAGCTGAGGCTACCTAACTGACTGTAAGTCAGTAGGTAGAGCAAAAGCTGAAATGTATGCGCAAACTACGAAGTAGTTTGAGGGGGTGGGGTCTGGAAATCCGTTTAGGTCCTTCGGACCTAACGCTCATAGATATATATAATCCCCACGGTAAATGTTACTCCCCTCTTTTTTCAGCGTGATCTTGGGTTATTGCCTTCAGAAACAAATTCACACGAAAAACTCTAACCCTTTCGCTTACAGCAACTTAGAGGCCTTGCCTTAAAGCGTTGCTAGACTATTGACTTTTCAAATTTTCCTTTATACCTTTACGGAATCAAAGCGATTCAGATGAAAGAAAGCACCCAAAGATGGTTTTTTGCGTGTACGCAGATGAATCCTTATTCTTTATGGCGCGAGGGTAGTAGTGTTTTAGCTGTAAATGTGGCCTATGATCGGGCTAAGTCAGTAAAAAAAGTCTGGTTATATTTGCACTCATGCAAGTAACCAAGAATTATAAGCGCGGGGGCTTCTTCGGAAACTCTCAAGCCAAGTACTCAGATATGGAGGGCGCTGGCAGGGGCATCAACATGGCTTTCGCCAATAGAGGCCTTTTCAATACCAAGGGTAGCGCACTCAGACAAGAGAAGAGATATCTCAAGAAGCTCGAAAGAGAAGGTAGACTCAATGAGTACGGACCTCAGAGCGCTGACAGACTCGATTACCTCAGAAACGTACAGAAAGACAGAGCAAAGAAAGGCATAGCTGCTGGTGCTTTGGCTGCTGGCTTGGCATTTGGAGGGCCTGCTGCCCTCTCAGCCATTAAAGGTGGAGCCCTTAAGGGTGGCGCATTAAAGGCTGCAGGAAAGGGAGGGTTGAAAGGCTTGTTGGGGAAGGCTCAGAAAGCCAGAAAGGTTCAACAGGCTCTTGGTGAAGCAGGTTTCTTTAAGGGGATGGGGGAGACCCCAGGATCTGATGCTTACGGTGCTCCAAACCTGTCTATTGATGACATGGAGCTCGGAGCCATTGATGAGTTTGACGCTGCACCTGACGATAACTTTGATTACGATGCAGAGGCAACAGGGCCTAACCTGGCTGCCAACCTCGCTCAGTACGGAAACCTTCCATTTAAGTATGGTGGCAAGATGAAGCTGCTTAAGAAGGGTGGTCTTGTCGGAGGGCAGAAGAAGCTTGATAAGAACAACGACGGTAAGATCACAGCTGAAGACTTCAAAATGCTTAGAGCGATGCTCGGAGCTAGACTCCCTAGATAATGGCAACACTTACAGTAACTATACAGGAGAGCATTACTCTCAACGGATCTGAAAGAGGGTCTACGAACACGATTGATATGACTGGCATCACCCAGTTGGATCAACGTATCGTAAAGGTGGGGACTTCAGAACAATCTCTTGTACTTTTCGATACGGCGGAGGCTGCAGGTCAGTTCGCTGACTCCAGCGTAGACTACGTTCGTATCACGAACTTGGACCTCACAAACTTCATTACACTGCGTATGACCGCTGGAGACGACGAGTACTTCGTCAAGCTTTCAGCAGGTGACTCCTTTGTGTTGTTCGAGACGGTCATGGACACCGATGATGACTCTGGCGCTGCTACGGCATCACTGGCAAACATCGACTCTATTAAAGCAGTGGCCAACTCTGCCTCATGTAACGTTGAACTATTTGTGGCGGCGTAAGGTCAAGTGAAAAAAACCTACTTCAATCCGATAAGGAAACGAAAGGATCCTGGAGTAGAAAATGAAAAACGAAGACTCAATAATGAAGCTGTCAAAAAATCTGTCGCTCGCCGAGGTGACAAAAAGCAACACGGCTAAAAGACTTGGAATAGATAATACACCTGATGATTGGGTTACAGAAAATTTACGAAAGACTGCAGAGCATGTATTTCAACCTCTTAGGGACGCTTTCGGGTGCCCTATATGCGTGTCGAGCGGCTATCGTTCGCCTGAGCTCAACGCTGCTATCGGCGGTTCGAAGCGCAGTCAGCATGTGGAAGGAAGAGCACTTGATTTGGACGCAGACGTATTCGGACGCTGTACAAACGGTGAAATCTTCCGCTGGATACTCAACAATGTTACGTTTGATCAACTCATTTGGGAGTTTGGTGATAACGATAATCCTGATTGGGTTCACGTCTCTTTCGTTTATGATGGGGTTAATCGTGGTCGGTGTCTCAAAGCTTGTCGCGATGATGAGGGGAAGACGTACTACGAAGTGATATTTGGTAAAGGACTCTGATATGTTAGGACTAGGAGTTACAGCAGCACAAACCAACGACAAAAGACCCAAGCGCGTAAAGTATAGTGGGTCAAAGTTCCTCGCGTTTGACGGTGTAAACGAATACGGTGAGCTTCTTGGTAGCAATAGCGAAACGTTCATGGATGCTATCGGTACGACGGGCGGCACCATTTCGTTCTGGGTTAGATCCTCTGACTTCTACCCAGCAACCAACAACCAGTACAGCTATATGATTGGGGGTTATGCTTTTTCTCTGCCTGACGTCAGTAGCTTTTACATCGCGACTAGAAACGACTCAGGAACCAACAGGATTGTCATCGTAAGGTCAGACCTAAACATCTTCACCTCCACTTTTACCACTTGGGCCGACTTTAAGAGTGTTAGTGCTGATGATCTTACCGACGATACTTGGCACCACATAGCTGTAACTATTAAGCCTTTTAGTTCTAGCTGGAGGACGCTTTTGTATGTGGACGGTGCAGCAGTGTCGGTCACTAAGCTCACTAATTCTGTCAACGCATCTAATAGCTCTAGTCCAGCTAACTCCAATATGGTGATGACTATGGCGAGATACAACACTATTTACGATCAGTTTGACCTAAATGAAGTAGCGATGTGGAGCTCAGAGCTTTCCGCAAGCGAGATATCTTACATCTACAACCAGGGGCTGAGTGGATTTGACTTCACTCGAAACTTCTCTGATTATACAAGCAAGGATGATCTCTATGCTTGGTACAAGATGGGTGATGATCCAGATTCCACAACCTCTCTTGAACCAGACTCTTCTGGAAATGACAGAGACATGACATTGTACAACTCTCCAGATAGATCATCTCACTAATGGTACCAGACAACAGGAAATACGCTATTGTAGACTACTCGTCAGTCACTGAAGATATGATTGACGAAGTTCTTCAGAGCTCTATATCTAGCTGCAGAAGATCCGTCAATGGAGACGACATGGCTATTGTCTCATGGAATGGAAACAAACCCAGATCTCTCTACGGGATAACTTCATATACTCACACTCAAATACTTTCTATCGTTAACGACATCAGTGGCGACTGGTACAGCGATGAGCAAGCCACCCCTTCACAGCAATAAAAAAGAAAAAACCAAATGGCAATCAGAAGAAGAAGAACATCTAGGGTATCCCCTGGATCAGGACAAAGATCTAATGTAGGCGGAAGCAGTGTAAAAGCCATGCAGAACACCATTTGGGACTATCTAATCCCAGGGATTCCACTGTCCAACACTATCGCCTTCGACCTTACTCCTTACACAGGTGTAACTGGTGATGTAACGCTTGAGTCTGTGCTCGGCATGCTTGGCACTGGGGATTTTCAAACATGCAGCTTCCCCGTGTATCCAAGGGTTGGCCTTAATGGGCTCTTGATCAGAACAAACATTCCAGACTTCACTCAGTATGCAGACGTTCCTATTTCAAATATCCCGACCTCCTTGGCTGAGACTATAGAAGTCGCCTCAGACAAGGCTAAGTACATTGGTTGCGATAACGGAAGCGGGAATATTAGCCAATCTGGGCTTAGAATTAAAACAACCCCAAAGATTAACAGCATAGCCTCCCTATCAGAAAATGAGGTGCTTATCTCTTTAGACATTTTTAATTATGCCCAAAATGTATTCGTAAATCAGAATAACGAGCCTTTCTTCCCGCACAACGAATCTGTTGCTGCTCAGGACTCTATTCTCGTCCCAATAGACAGCTACTTGAACAATGGTCAAATAGCGGCCACAGGTGTCTATGCTCGGCACCTCCCTAGCGCCAAAAACACGTCCAAAACATCAATTTCTACAAACTTTGATTTTTCTTTGGGTTAATCATTCTCTAGACATCTGTAAAAAGCCTGCACTAACAAGCGGGCTTTTTGCGTTATAGCATATCTGACTCTGTAGTTGTATTTCGTTTCTTCTCTGAATAGGTGGTCCTCCATGGTATTTGATGGGGTCATCTTATCAAAGTGTTTGTAGATATAACCTTGCTTAACTAGCTCATACACAAGCCTTTCACCTAGTTTCTTTTCTGAGTAATCGTAGTCTTCTGCTGCATACCTCAACGTCCAGAACTCTAGGTCGTATGCCCACAGCAAAAACATGAGTTCTTTCTCGAAGATATCCTTGTCCCTGCAGAAGCTTTTCACCGTGGTTCTCAGCCTCTTGAGGTAGTTGTTTTTTACGTACCTTTGATTTAATCTAGAAAACTCTCTGAAAAGCTTCTTCTTTGAGACTACGCTTTTTGGCATGAAATAAAGTGATGATGGATAACGAAGATACAGAAGACTATCAGTTCCTACTAGAGATGCAGCAGCTCCACGGCCAAATGGAGGTTTTGATTGAGCGCTACAATATGAGGGAGAGAGTCATGTCTGTAGTCGTCACTGGTCTTCTCGAACCCATTGACGAAGACACCAGTCAGATGAAAGCCTTGTTTAGCTACAACCTTGGGTCTAAAGAAGAGATGGAGGAGATGGTGAAGTTTATATCAAACACTTACGAGGACCAGAACGGTGGGCCAGATCTAGAGGACCTGCTTGGAGACCTCGGCATTTCATTGAACTAATGGACGGACTTATACGGAAGATCATCATCGGGAGAGACCCGAAGGATGCCATGGCTTATTACGTCGGCATGAGAGCTGGCGGGGGTGAGGTGTCAACCATCATTATGGACGACGAGCACCTGTTTAAGTACAACAAGAAGAGATACCTTGTATATTTGCAGAGAGACGACTCACAGGTTTTGTGGAAGTGCGTCGACGATATGCCTTGTATTATAGAATATGACTGCAACTTCTAAGAGTAAAGGACTGGGTGATACAGTAGAGAAGATCACCACAGCTGCTGGAATTAAAAAGCTTCTTGAGAAATACGGCCCAGAGGACTGCGGCTGCGATCAACGACGCGACAAATTGAACGAAATGTTTCCCTACAAAAATGAAGACTCTTGACTTATTCGTTGTCGAGCTAGACAAGCAGATCAAAGACACGATAACTACTGATGGGGGCCTGGAGCTCTATGTGGACTCGAAGTTTAATGAGTTCAAGCACCGAGTGACCGAGGGTCCCGTGGTGTGCGCCCCACTTAAGCACGATACTGGCGTAGAGCCAGGCGACACCCTATACTTCCACCACCTAGTTGTACTTAATGAGGGTCAAGTACTGACTGGACACGAGAAGCATTTCTTGGTTCGCTACGATGCAGAACACACAATCAACAACCAAGCAATCGCATATAAGAGTGCAAAAAGTGGACACATATATACTCTCGGCGGTTGGGCTCTTCTCACGCCTGTTGAAGAGGGTCCTGATCCTGGAGAGCAAAGCGACCTCATCGAAGTGGTTAAGCTTACCGAGTCTCCTGTTCGCAAAGCTCGCATTGCTTTTGACGCTCCTTGGCTTGAAGAGCTTGGGATCAGTAGTGGCGATGTTGTGGGCATTAAAAAGAACCGAGACTACGAGATAACTATAGACGACGTTAAGTACTTTAGAGTTCGAGCAGAAGATATTCTTTATGTCGAAGAAGAAGTTCACAACGATTGATGCCGCTGAGCGACTGATGAGGTCGATGGAAGCAGCTATCAATAACATGATTGACGAAGTCAAGAAACCTGTTGATCCTGAGATCAACGGGAGCGCACGTAAAGCGGAGCTTCAGTCCATCAAACAAACCGCCACAGATTGCAAGGAGCTGATCGTTGAGAGACAGCGATTAGAGCAAATGATCAAAGACCTACAAACAAATGGGGGAATCGAAGAAGCCAAAGACTACAGCGGAGGTTTCGCTGAGAGATACTCTAAATGATTGGAAAGAAATCGTGTATCAAAAAAACAAGATAGATTTTAAGTTCTGGGATGAATCCTGGAACGAAGAGTTCGAGGACTGAGTTGTTGGTTTTCGTCAGGCGGCCCTCTACGCATAATGGGCTTATCAACTGGGGCGTAGTTCAGTTGGTTAGAGCGTCTGTCTTATACACAGGAAGTCGCGGGTTCAAGTCCCGCCGCCCCAACAATTTATTATATTTGTACCATGAAGCTCAAGAAGCGAGACTATAAGAAGGAGTATGCGAAGTACGGAAAGGGCGGAAAAGCCAAGAAGTACCGTGCTTTTTTGAACCGAATCAATCGCCGTAAGGGTACATACGGTAACGGTGATGGTCTCGACGAAGCGCACGTCGGCACGTCTGACAGAACCACCCCTCAGCCCGAATCTCAGAACAGAGCAAACAATAGACCTAGGCGAAGACGCAGTAGGTAAGAGCATGCGCTCGTAGCTCAGTTGGATAGAGCATCTGCCTTCTAAGCAGACGGTCCCAGGTTCGAATCCTGGCGGGCGTACTAAATTTAATAAAATGGCTAAAGTTCAAGTTTCTACTTATAAATCGAAAAGCGTAAAGCGCAAGGGGGTTCATGCAAAGACGAAACAGTCTAAAAACAAGAACTCCAGATCTTACAAGAAGCCTTACGCTGGTCAAGGAAGATAATTATGGCTGATTACGTTTGCGGCTGCGAGAAGCAGCATGAGGAGTCTAAGAGTGGTGTGTCAATCAAGTTTGGTAACGACGGGGCCTACCACGACATCAAGTGTCCATGCGGCAAGTACATGGAGCTAAAGAACCCTAAGTCTGGCGCCCCAAGCTTCCGAAGCAATAGGTATGGGCAAGTATTCTGATGATCAGGATATTATCGCAATTTGCCCCCACGGTACGAAAGGAGAAGTTGTTCGGATCGGTGGGTTGGACATTGCACTTCCCGCTCAGCCTCCCAAAAAAGAAATTGCAGGACATGGAAAGCCAGACGACCTGCAGTTGTGGGAGAGAGTTCCTATGCCTAAGGAGCTGTCTAGGATTAAGAGTATGGATGAGTGGGCCGAGATGCCTAGGGAGTTCAGGCAGAAGTTTTCTCCGTATATCGAGGAGGAATTTCGCCGCAGGCGTGAAGGCTTTTGGTTTTACAATGGGGGTGTCCCTACATATATTACGGGCAGGCACTACATGATGCTCCAATGGACTCGGATGGATATAGGTTATCCGAGCTTCCTTTCGTTCCAAAGAGATATTTTCTTACATTTGTCTGCGTGTGAGGCGGACCCCCGATGTATCGGGCAGTTATATACCAAGTGCAGGCGGAGCGGATACACCAACATCTGCTCTGCCGTATTGCTTGACGAAGCCACGCAAGTAAAAGACAAACTCTTGGGGATACAGTCGAAGACTGGTAAGGACGCCCAAGAGAATATATTCATGAAGAAGGTTGTGCAGATGTTCAGGCACTACCCCTTCTTCTTCAAACCTATTCAGGATGGAACGACCAATCCGCGCATGGAGCTGGCTTTTCGCGAGCCGAGTAAGAGAATCACGAAGAACAATAAGACTACGCAGACGGGCGAGGCTCTTAATACGGTCATAAACTGGAAGAACACTACCAACAACGCTTATGACGGTGAGAAGCTTCACCTCCTGTATCTTGATGAGGCAGGGAAATGGGAAAAACCTACAGACATAAGAGACGCCTGGAGGATTCAGCGGACGTGTTTGATCGTCGGGCGAAGAGTCGTCGGAAAAGCAATGGTGGGAAGCACCGTAAATCCGATGGACAAGGGAGGAAAAGAGTACAAGGACCTTTGGAGGGATTCGGACCCCGAGGAAAGGAACGCGAATGGGAGGACCAGGAGTGGCCTATATAGACTCTTTATACCTGCATTTGAATCCCTAGAAGGATTCTTCGATAAGTTCGGTAACCCAGTCGTCAACGACCCAGACAAAGTCATAGAAGGACTTGATGGTGAGGACATCATATTCGGGGCTAAGACCTATCTCAAGAACGAGAGAGAGAGCCTCAGGAGTGACCCCTCTGAGCTTAACGAGGTGACGAGGCAGTTTCCGTTTACAACGGATGAGGCCTTTCGTGACAGCATCGACGGAAGTCTGTTCAACATTGGAAAGATCTACGAGCAGATTCAATACAATGATGATCTTTTTCCAAACCCTGTAGTTAGAGGCAACTTCGTCTGGAAGGACGGTGTGCAGGACACACATGTTGTCTTTAAACCTGACCCTAAGGGCAGGTTCAAGGTTGCTTGGATGCCACCCGAAGAGCTGAGGAACATCAAGAAAGAAGAAAGAGGCAAACGTATTGCACCTAATGCAGAGCTGGGGGTAGGCGGGGTTGACTCCTACGACCTTGACGCCACCGTCGATGGACGGGGGTCGAAAGGAGCGCTACATCTCTACAACAAGTTTCACATGGAGCATCCATCGAACATGTTTGTAGTGGAGTATGCGTCCCGTCCACCTTTGGCTAAGATCTTCTATGAAGACTGCCTCATGGCTGCCGTGTTCTACGGGTACCCTTTGTTAATTGAGAACAACAAGTACGGCATCGCAAGATACTTTGAGTCAAGAGGTTACGACGGTTATCTAATGTCAAGGCCTTCTCACCTGAGGGCCGCCAACTCAAAGGTCAATGTCAAAACCAAGGGTATCCCATCAAACTCACAAGATGTAATTCAAGCTCATGCACATTCCATTGAAGCATACGTACATGATCACATTGGCATGCACAGAGAGACGGGGGAGTACGGCAAGATGTATTTTAACGATACTCTTGAGGATTGGATTGGCTTCAAGATCAACGACCGTACTAAGTTTGACCTTACGATTAGTTCGGGTCTTGCTCTTCTTGGTGCCCAAAAGTCAAAGCCTAAAAAGGAGGCTGTGAACTTTGATGAGAAGAAGTTCTTTAGGAGATACAAGCCAATCGGCTAACAATCAGATTATTTCTATATTTGCAAAAATGCAGAATCCCTGATGTACGGTAATAACAAAAGGCAGAGCAAGAGCTTTCCAGACCCACTAGCTCCTCAGGATGTAAAGCAGGGGAAAAAGTACGGCCTGAAGTATGCTAAAGCCATTGAGGGTCAGTGGGGCAAAATGCAAGACACTGAATCTCTTTACAGAAAGAGAAATAAAGTCTGGGAGAGAAACAGAGATTACGCTAACGGTACTCAAGACACGAATATCTATAAGAGGATTCTCACTTCGATGGACCCTAACGCTGCTGACGGCAGCCTCGTGAATCTTGATTATACGCCAGTACCTATACTCCCAAAGTTCTCTCGAATCGTTGGTAATAAGATTCTTTCAAGAAACCCATATCCCAACCTTGAGGCTATTGACCCCATCTCCTCTTCTGAGAAGAACAAGGAGAAGCAGAGAATAAGAACGCAAGTTCAGATTAAGCCAGAGCTTGAAGCTCTTAAGGCTGAGACTGGCGGTCTGGTTCTTGATAAAGACCCAGCTGAACTTCCAGACACGCTTGAGGAGGCAGAGATTTTTTTGGAAACCAACCTAAAGACAGATGCTGAGATATCAGCACAGATAGGCACGAACCTCACGCTTTCTTGGAACAACTTCAACGACAGCATCTACAGAAGGTGTGTCAATGACCTTGTTGCCTTGGGCATGGCAGTTGTTAAGAGGTCTAACGACCCCAACTACGGAATTAAGACCGAATACGTTGATCCGTGCATGTTCGTTCACAGCTACACGGAAGACCCTGGGCTCAACGACCTTACTTACGCTGGGCACATTAAGAAGATCTCAATACAGGAGCTAAAGCGCTTGGCTGGAGATCAGTTTACAGAAGAAGATTACGCTAAGATGGCTCAGGGGGCTGCTGGCATAAACGGAAACGACTCCAGCAAGCTCAGCCATCAATACTTTGATGACTACCTTAAGAGAAACATCTTTGGGTATGATGAGTATATGATTGATGTCCTTGACTTTGAGTTTATGTCAGTTGACTGCATGCACTTTGAGGACAAGGAAAACAGATACGGAAACAAGCTCTTCTTCTACGAAGGATTCGAGTACAGAGAAAAGCCTGGTAGCGTCTTTGATCGCGAGCCAAGAAAGATGCACATTGCCACTGTTTACGGCGGTAGCTACATCATTGGCACCAACTTCATGTACGACTACGGCATGAAGGCGAATATGCCAAGAAACATTCATGACATTTCTAAGTGTCGACTGTCCTACTCAGCTGTTGCCACAAACATTCGGAGAATGATTCCGAAGTCGATGGTTGACAGCTGTGTGGGATTTGCAGACATGCTTCAGATTACACACCTTAAAATTCAGCAAGCTATCGCTAAGGCTAAGCCTGATGGCCTGATCATTGATATTGAGGGGTTGGAGAATGTTCAGCTCGGTAAAGGTGGGGAGCTTCAGCCTTTGGAGCTGCACGACATCTACGAACAAACTGGTGTCTTCTACTACAGAAGCAAAGACCCAGAAGGCGGTTTCCAAAACCCACCTATCCGTGAGATTGGAAACAGCATTAGAAACATAAACGAACTCATTGGTATTTACAATCACTACCTGCGACTCATCAGAGACGCTACGGGTGTTAATGAGGCGATGGATGCAAGCTCTCCGAAGGGGGATGCTTTGGTTGGCGTTCGCGAGCAAGCTATTGCTGCAGGAAACAATGCCATCTACGACATCACTAACGCATCTATGGTACTGTTCAAGAAGGTTTGCGAAGACATTGTCAAGTGTCTTCAAATCATTCCTTCGGGGTCTGTTTTAATGAAGGCTTACCAGAACGCCATTGGAGAGGAAAACATGAAAGTCCTTTCTACTTTCTCTGATCTCCCCATGTACAACTTTGGTGTGAGTGTGCAGAAAGAGATGGAGGACTCTGAGCGTCAGTTTCTTGAGCAAAACATTCAAGTATCTCTCTCACAAAAAGAGTTGGATCTTGAGGATGCTATCGCTATTAGACAGCTAAAAGACATCAATCAGGCCGAGCGTCTTTTGATTGTTAGACGTCAGAAGCGTATGAAGAAGATGCAGGAGCAAGCTCAGCAGAACTCTCAGATGCAGGCACAACAGCAAGCGCAGGCTTCACAGGCTGCTTCTCAAGCTAAGCAGCAAGAGATGCAGATGGAGGCCCAGATAGAGGCTCAGAAGATGCAGCTTAAGAATCAGCTTGAGATACAGCTGGAGCAGGTCAAACACGAGTATAGAAAAGAGATTGAAACCATCAGGGCTCAGGCTACACTCGGATTTAGAACTGAGGATCAGGAGTTCAAAGAAAAACTCGAAGTTCTTAAGGAGGATCGAAAGGACGATCGCATCAAAAAAGAATCTTCAGAACAAAGCAAGCTCATTTCTCAGAGACAAGGCAAGAGAGGTGAGATGGCAGAACCGATGCAGGAGAGCCCTGGATCAGAAGACATTGATGAAATACTCGGATTGTAATGGCCAAAAAGGTAAACTTAGATATTGCACAGGACCTGAACATCACCTGCAGAAGAGGTGATACGTTCAACCTTACCGTAACCCTGAAGGATGCTGCGGGTACTGGCCTGCAGCTCAAAACGGGCAAGTACAAGTTTATCATGCAGGTTAGAGACAATGCCTTTCAGGACGGTTCTGAAGGTCTTCTCCTGTGTACTGTGGCAGGTCAGCCTGCTGGATCAAGTCCTGTTGGCAATATTGATGCAATGGAGTCTGATGGGACAGACTCGGGCACGACCAACATAAACGACAGCGGTCAAGTCACGATATTTATTGGTGACTCTGTCATGAGGGAGGTTCCCTCTGGTAGATATGTTTACGATCTGCAGTATGTCATTCCTGCAGCGACTGCCCAGGGCACCGATACTCACACTACTATTCTCAAGGGAGCCTTTGTTGTAAACGAAGATGTCTCTGAGTTTGCTGAGGCCCAACAGGAGAGAAGAAGAAAGCAGTAATTATGGCAGATGCTCCGACCATTACGGTGAGTGGTGGCTCTTCTGCATCAATCACGATAGCTAACGATGCTCCAGTATCTACATTAGTAGCTGCTGCAGATAACTCGTTTTCAATAGATATAGCTTCCCCCTCTTCTGAGTCTATATCCATATCCTCTGATTCAGTATCTCTTGCTGTCTCAAGTGCGTCTAGCACTACATCTACAGTAAAAGAACTGTTCAATACGATTGAGGTCGCTACTGCCATCCCTGCTTTTGGCACTATGAGGCTTAGAGATCTAGCTGATGTCGTCGGTGACCCTACAAGCAATCAGGTCCTGGTGTACAACCAGGGTGAGAATAACTTTCAGTTTGCTGATCAGTCAGGCACTGGAGGGCCTGGCGACGAAGCTCTCGACTTTGCGATACAGGTAACCAACACCGACGGGGCTTTTGACACCATATTAAGCTCTACTTTCGAGGCAGGCACCAGCATAACAAGCGTGCTTGATAGCATACTGAACCCTTATCAGTACACGACTCTTACAATAGATAGGTTCACTGGCTCTATCAACGGATCCTCGCAGACTATGACGTCAGGTAAAAATGTAGAAGTTGGTTCTACCATCATACTATCTACCATAGGATACACTATTGACAAGAGTTTTGAGTTTATTCAAAACAACTCTGTTAAGCTGTTGATGGACAATGAGGTTCGGCAGACCAACATGCCTAGAACGACACAGACGGGATTGAGCCTCAGCCCCTCTTACGCTACGACAAACAACATTCCAGCTACTGACTCTTTTAAGATGCAGCTAGTGGATGTTGGGTCGGGTGCCTCTCCGTCTAAGACGATTACGAGTAACATCTTCAACTTTAACTGGAGGTATTCGACAAGGCTTTGTACTGGGTCGTCTGTTGTTGATTCAAATTCTCTTGCAACTGCTGTTTATGCTGATTTTTCTTCAGAGGTATTGCAATCTGATCCAGGCTCATCATCGTTTAACCTTACTACGACGGTCGACAATGAAAATGACAGTAATCACACTTTCTTGTTGATTCCATCAGACTTTGGGACACTTAAGTCTGTTACCCAAAATCAATCTACAGATGTAACGGCAGACTTTGTTTTGGATGGGACGTTCACAGCAACCAATTCTAACGGTGTAGGAGTCAGTTATTATATTTACAGAACGAACGACACTGGTGCCTTTAACAGTGGAGTTACCCTCACCGTAAAGCTAAACTAATATGCCAGAGTTTCCAGGACAAGTTAGGCACTCTAACCAGGCCTACCCCGTACTAGACCTTACAGACGGATCTAATCAGTTTAATCAAACTGGTAAGAGTCCTGTCAAGGGCATTGGCGTATTCACAAACATTTCTAGCAGATCGGCCATAACTTCTAGGTACAGAACTAAGGGGTATCTAGCTGTGGTGGGTGATACCCCATACGTATATACCAGCTCATCTAACTCTGATTCTGAATGGGAGACAGAGGGTAACTGGGCAGGACTGTCTGCCACCAACGGAATACCTAGTGGAGGCTTTGAGCACAACGCTTTGGTCAAGCTCTCTGATGACAACTACGATGCTGGATGGACAGGAGACCCAGAGTTCTCAACGCTTAGTCTTAAAAAGCAGGGACCTCAGCTAAGTTTTGTAGGAACTCAAGATGCTGATTCTGCCATTATGGGCAGAATACAGGTCAACAGTGGTTCTAAGCAGGGACCTAAAATAGACTTTACTCAGGTGGGGGCCTCTGGCGCTGGGGTTGCTGGTAAAATAGATTTCTTTACCTCAACATCTTCTGGCGTCCAAGAAAAGGCCTTCACATTGAATGAAGAAAAAACAGCTATATTTGCATCTCACTCTTCTGCTCCCACCCCCCATGCAGGAGGTTTTTATTATGATCAAACACAAGATTCTTACTTTGTGGGGGTTGAAAACTAAATAAAATGGCAGCAACTTGGAAACAGATATTTACTAGCAACGACACAGTGCCCATTGGTAACGGTGGTACTGGGGCAGATTCTTTGCCCGCTGGTAACATTGTAAGCAGTGGAACAGCCCTTCAAACCCTTGATCAAGCTGCTGGTCAAATTGCTGTTGGGCAAGGCGCAGGCTCAACACCTTTCGCCGTCTCGCTTAGTGGAGACATTGATACAATCACCGCTGGTGGTGCTGTAACTATCTCAGATCTCGCCATCACCACGGGTAAGATAGCCGAGGAAGCTGTCACTTTGGCTAAAATGGCTGACGGCACCAAAGGTCAGCTCATAAGCTATACCTCGGCTGGAGAGGCTACTCACCTGGGTGTGGGGGCTAACGGTTTTGTTCTTACAGCTGACGATACCGAGGCCACTGGATTGAAGTGGCAGTCGGCAGGTGGTGCTACTACGCTCAACGTCCAAAACGGGGACACTCAAGCAAACCCACTTCCTGTAATCTTTGCAAGCGATGTTACCAGTGGAGCTGCAGCAGTTTATGGAGATGCCGACGAGCTTACTTTTGATGCTAATGGTGTGACGTTCACTCACATGAACCAAACTGACCTTAATGCGACTGATGGTAACCTCACGACTGAGACTGACGGCGCTGGCCGTGCTGCTTTGTTTTCTAAAAACGGATTTAAGGGCGACCTCGCTGGTAGAGCTTCAGGTGCCAATACCGTAAAAGCCAACTCTACTTTTGGTTCTTCACCATCAGGTCTTGCTGGAACTGTAAATCTTCTCGGACACGACAGTACCGTTGAATCAACCAATTACTACAACCCGAGATCTCTTGGGGCTAACGTTACGTATGACGTAAATTCTAGTACCCTCAGCGTTCCAAACCTTACTGTTGCGGGGACTACCACCACTGTAAACTCAACGGTTACCACCATTGCTGATTCAACGATCAGAATCGCAGAGGGTACAACATCCTCAGGAAGTTTCGGTCAGTCTGCTGCATCCGCTGGCGGCGCAGGTATCGTCGTTGATGTTGGGACTGCAGCCGACGCAAACCTCGGTAGATTCATATATACTGGATACGATCAGGGTGGTGTAAACAACAACTCAGTCCTTGGGTGGAAGATCGCTCAAGAGGAAGTTTCTACTGGTGCCAACCCCGCCCCCGCCTATGGTGTGGGTGTAATGTATGTTCAGAGTGGTGCCATGGATGAAGATGGTAACGGCGTTGATATTAACCCAGGTGCTTTGTTGTTTACATCAAATTCTGGTGGTCAACTCTGGCTTCAGGTAGCAGAATAATTTACTTCGATGGGTCTTATTGGAAAAAGCAAAGAGGTTTCTACTGATACCTTGAGCTCTGAGGAGCTTGAACACCTTTTGTGGGCGATTAGCGAGTCTACTTTTAGGGGAAAAGACGTACATTTGTTAGCGAGCATTGTCAACAAGCTCACTAATCAATTAAATTCAAAGTAACATGAAGTTGACTATCGACGAAGTGGTGTTTGTTAAGCAGGCACTGGATGGTTGTACCATCAAAATTAGTGACGCTCAGCGCGTTTCTGTAATCATTGGAAAGATCGAGAAAGAGTTTGAGAGACTCGCCAAGCTTCAGGAGTCCAAATAATAAAGACCTCTCAAGTTGGCTACATGGAAGAAAATAGCATTCGAAGAGAACACATCAAACTTCGGAAGCGCAGATCAGGTTCAGACTGATCAGATTAGATCTTTTAAGATTCCAACAGGCGGTACGCTTAATTTTACATCAGAAAATCCGCCCGCTCAGGGTCTATCTACCTCTAATGTTCCGCTGAGGTTCGTCATGTCGGCTTCTGATGGAAATTCTAATGGCGTTCCACCAGCAACCAGCATATACATGAACTCGTTGCTCTCCACGAACTTCGAGACGGCAATATGTAACTTTACTGCAACTGGCGCTTTTCTGGGTATTACACCTTTGTTTGCTGTTCAATCAGACCTCACCGCAAACAATGTTTATTCAGGAGACGACACGGCGGGCCCCGTAATGAGGTTGATGAGAGCCAACACGGGCGCGACCAACCAGAAGCTTGGTGTGCTTGAGTACAAGGCAAAAAACTCCTCAGGGAGTCAAAGGGTTTACTCTGAAATAGGCGCGAAGATATCTGATGCTACTCCAGGGTCAGAAGATGGTGAGCTTTATATAAACCTAATTCAGGATGGAGATGCAGGTGAGCATGCAGTTTTGATAAAAAGCAGGCCTACTGAAGCCGAGCTTTTGGCTGGAACTCCTGCTACTCCTGTATTTTACACCGATTCGATAACTCTTTATGGGGATGATTCCTTTGAGCAGTTTTCTTTGAGACGCAGACTGATAAATGAGATTGGTGTAACAACTCCATTTGAGGTTGTGTTCTTCCCAACAACCGCTAGTTCAACGTCAGGTACCATACCTCCTGGCACAGAGACTTGGGGCATAAGTGGAGGATCTCCTTTTGCGATGCCCAGTATAAACGACAAAGACAACAAGGGCGTAAGATACGGTACTGCACAATCTACAGATATTGGAGACACGTTCATAAGGACAGTGAGTAATGTGGGGGCGATGCGTATTGATAACCTTCAGTCGAATGACATGGGGGGTGCGTCCTGGATATCTTGTCATCACAACGAGGGCGTTCTTCCAGGAGTAGCCAACGCGAATAGGATTTACACCTTTTCCATGGCGTTCTTCTTTGCCCCCAGCTACGCATCCTCAGGCCTCGATCTGGACGACGATGGAATTTCTGCAAGAATAAGAATCTATCAGGCCAAAACCGCCCAAGCTGGCGGCCTGGAGCAGCCTGACCCCGACAGCATAGAGTGGGAGCTGATGGGCTTCCATGACCTCACTGCTGCTAATTTTGCAAACTCAGGGCTTACTGATAAGTTTTTCGAAATCAATTTTACTTCTAACAACTCACTCAACAGAGCCTACGATTTATTTATCGTAACCATAGAAAATACTGGGACCTTAGACCTATTTGACGCTGACAACGGAACCGCTAATACGGGGATGTCTGTCCCATTCATAAAAGGCGAGATTACAAGAAGGGTGTGTAATCAGCTTCAGCATGTAGTCGGTGGCGCTTAAATAATTGTGGCGAAATGTATAAAAAGAGGCTTCGGCCTCTTTTTTTATATTTGCATTATGCCTAAAGTCAAGAAAAAGCGTAAGGCCGTAATGCCCAAAATGAAGATGGGGGTTCACAAGAGTAGATCTGGTGGACTCACGGCCAAGGGGGTTGCTGCGTACCGCAGAGCCAACCCTGGAAGCAAGCTTAAGACTGCTGTCACGGAATCAAACCCTAAGGGTAAAAGAGCTGGTAGAAGAAAGTCCTTCTGTTCTCGCATGTGCGGAATGAAGAAAAGGCTTACTAGTGCCAAGACGTCTAGAGACCCTAACTCAAGAATCAACAAAGCTCTGCGTAAGTGGAGATGTCGCTGCTGATGAAAACTGTAAAGTACAATAAGGGCGGGAAGCTCAAGGTGTCACAGAAGACTGTTTCTGTTGATCCACCTCAGGGATATCATTGGATGGAAGAGCGTGGACGCTACTTCCTGATGAAGGGTGAATACAAGCCTCATCCAGGCGCGGTTGCCAAAGCGAAATTTAAAACTGCAAGCCATGGCTAAAATGAAAGTAAAGAAGGATGCTTGCTATCACAAGGTGAAGGCTCGCTATAGCGTATGGCCCTCTGCTTACGCATCTGGAGCGTTGGCCAAGTGCCGTAAGGTTGGTGCTGCCAACTGGGGAAACAAGAGCAAGAAGTAATGCCTAAGGTCAGAAAAACACAGGCTGGACTCAACTTGAAGCGTTGGTTCAAAGAGGACTGGAGAACGCTCTCTGGAGATAAGGATTATTCAAAGGGGGATAGGACGTTCCGCCCCACGAAAAGGATTTCAAGTAAAACTCCAGTTACTGCGTCGGAACTAACTGCAGCAGAGAAAGCTAGGGCCAGAAAGGAAAAGAGAGAGAAGGGTCGTGTGTCTAGGTATCGAGTGAAAAAGAAGAAACGATAAATCCCTATATTTGCGGAAAACAAACACAATCTTTTTCTAAAATGGCTACAACCACTGCAACACTTACTCTCAACAGCCCTGATCTGACTGGAGACGTATTGTCTTTGAATCAGACTACGACTTTGAGGAAGGCGGGTGTCTCAACTGGACTTGATCAAACAACTGGTGTCGGTAGAAAGACTACCACCGCCACTGCTCAGTACACCTTGTTCCTTGCTTCTGAATACACTGATTCCAAGGCTCACAAGGTTTATGTCAGAGTAGTTTCCTCAAACGCTACTGAATTTGCTACGTTGACCTTTGGGTCGCAAGCAATCGGAAGACTGTATGGAGGTGACTGGGCTTTTGTTCCATGGGACGGCACTACTGACGTTAAGATCACTCCTAGTGTTTCTACGGAGTTCACAGTAGAGTACGCTCTTATCTTTGAAGCATAATGGCTAGTATAAGAGCTTCTTTTACTCTTTCTAGTCAAAACGCCCTTTCTTACCCATTTGCTCTTGAGGCTCAGCTTTCTGCCAAGGCGGATTCTGGGCACAATATTAGGAGCAAAGTTTTGGGTACAGCTCAGGGTGCAGATGCTGTAACTGTAGCTAAGGCCAACGATAAGACGGATGTAGCCTACGTCTACGTCAGAAACCTTGCCTCAGAGAAAGAGCACACAGTAACACTTTACGTCGGAACAACCAACATTGCCAAGATCTCTGGTGGTGAGTTTGCATTTTTGCCAGCTTACCCAGACTTGGACTACAAGGTCTTTGCAGCTAAGGCTGGATTGACTATTGAGTACGCAGTGTTTGGTGTCGACGATACACAAGCTAAACTCGGATAATCATGGCGCATCCAACACACTCCTTTCCTAAGCAATTTGCACTCATCAACGGAGCAGAGACTGTTACAGCAGATATTTTTGCCATTCAGGTAATATCAACTACAAACACTACGGTAAGCGTAAAAGCCGCTGGGATTTTTGAGCAGCTTGGAGCTAATGGTTCTGACGGAAACACGCACCTTGCAAACGCAGACACCCCAGATGGGCAGAGGACTGGAAACAATCTTAACACAACTCACGACGCTGGTTTTTACGAAAGACGAAGCGACGTAAGCACTACTCTGCCTTCTGCTGCAGGAAACACCATTTACGGAGATTTCAAATCTGTAACAGGCGCTTCGGGAGATCAGATTTTGTGCTACCTCAAGTAATTCAAACCAATAATTTAATTTAAGATGGAAGAAACTAACATCACCAACTTTGAGATTGCCTCCTCTCCAGAAGAGTTGCAGGCAAGCATGGAACGCGAGACTCAACAAGAGCCTCAGAACCCAGTACAAGAAGCGGCTCAAGAGCATTCGCCAGAGCCTGTCCAAGAGACTTCTTATGTAGACCCAGACGCTGCTCCCGCTGAACCTCAGCAAGAGTTTCAGAATGAGCAACCACAACAAGAACAACAAGAGGAATATGCCGACGAGGATATCGAAGGCGCTGTTCTCAACTACCTGAGCGAGAGGCTCGGAAGAGAGATTAGTGACTTTGACGCCTTGGCTGCACCTCAACAAAATGCTCTTGACGAGAGAATAGAGGCGATTTCTCGCTTTGTAGAAGAGACTGGAAGGGCTCCAGAAGATTGGTTTGCATACCAGCGGCTTGATCCGTCCGAGATGGACGACTTTACCGCTATTCGTGTAGACCTTGCCACGGAGTACCCAAGCTTGACTACTGATGAAATCAACACTCTTGTTAATAGCAAGTACAAAGTGGATCCCGACCTCCACTCGGAGGAAGAGGTTCAGCTGTCAAAGCTTCAGATGAAGATTGACGCTCAGAAGGCCAAGACTAACATCGAGACGATGCGCAATGAGTACATGGCCCCTGAGAAAAAGGATTCACCTGACGCAAAAGACGTCTTTGACGAGACTTGGATCAAAAACATGGTCACAGAAGTTGATGCCATGACAGGGTTGGAATTCGACCTTGGCAATGACAACACCTTCACGTTTGGCCTTGATGACGATTACAAGGCTCAGCTCGTTGACAAGAACTCTCGACTTGACGAGTACTTTGATCCTTACGTCCGAGAGGATGGTAGCTGGGATTACGATATGCTCTCTTCACACAGAGCTGTGATTGACAACATCGACAAGATTGTTTCTGCTGCTTATCGGCAGGGCATGGGCGATGGTCAGCGCGGCATTGTGGACAAGGCGGCTAACGTACAAGCTCAGACACCGCAGGTCGGACAACAAAACCAAAATGCAGACCCTGTCATTTCCCAACTAAAACAAATCATGGGTGATGGGGGTCGCATGACTTTCAAAATCTAAAAACTAAGAAACTATGGCAACTAGCCCAAGTACTCCCACAGGAGGTGTAGCAGCAGCTGCATATAAGCCAGCATTTAGAGCTGCACCCGAAAAATACTCAGCCCTCAACGACTTGTTGACTGGAGCTGATGATGTCAATAAGCCTGAGGTCCGTGATCTCTTGATCAAGACCTACGGCGACCAAGGTATCACTGGCTTCTTGAAGCTCACTGGCGCTGTGAACAACGCAGGCGCTGCTGACCAAATCGAATACTTCGAAGAAGGTCGTCGCCACAGAACCATCACTGGATTGAGCTACACTTACTCTTCAGGCACTGCCTACAAGGTTGACTTCGCAATTACTTCTGACTCAACAGAAGACCCAGCAACGACTAAGTTCTTGCAGACTCGTGATGTCATCATGAACGCTGTCACTGGTATTCGCTACTTGGTCATGGACGACCACAGAGCTGACGCTGGCGCTGACGCTGCTGTTGTTGAGCTCGCTCGTTTGGACGGTGAGGCTTTCTCTGCTTCTGATGATTCTACTTCTGGTCAGGAGTTTATTTTGCTCGGAAACTTGTACGAGCAAGGCTCTAATCAGCCAGAGCACTTCATGCAGGCAGAGCTGAAGCGTTACAAGAATCCATTCATGATTATCAAGGATCGCTACCAAGTCAACGGCTCTCAGGCGACCAATATTGGTTACGTGAACATTGGCAATGGCGACTACAGATGGTTCATGCACGGTGAGCAGGAAGCTCGCAGACGCTTCGAGGACCGCAGAGAAATGATGATGTTGTACGGTGAGTTGCACGATCACGCAAGCGCTCCAGGTGGCGTCGCTGGTTCTGAAGGTTACTTCGCTGCCATCAAGGACAGAGGTTTGGTCGCTACTGGCGCTGACGCTGCTCCTTTGACTCTCTCTAACTTCGACGACATCATCATCGAGTTGGATAAGCAAGGCGCTCCTGCTGAGTACGCTATGTACTTGAACAGAAAGCAAGACCTCGCTATCGACGACATGTTGGCTGCAGGTATCGCTACTCAGGTGACTGCTGGCTTGGCTGGTCAGTTCGGTGCGTTTAACAACGACGCTGACTTGGCTGTGAAGCTCGGCTTTAAGTCATTTACTCGCGGTGGATACACTTTCCACAAGCACGACTGGAAGTTGTTGAACGACCCAACTTTGGCTGGTGCGTCAACTAAGATCCAAGGCGCTATGTGCCCAATGACCCAAGTTACTGACCCACGCTCTGGAACTAAGGCTCCTGCGTTGGAGATGAACTACAAGGCTTCTAACGGCTACAGCCGTGAGTTGGAGCACTGGGTGACTGGCGGTGGAATCATGGGTCACACCAACGGTGACGCTGGTAAGGACGTTATGACCTTCCACTACCGTTCTGAGATCAACTTGATCACGAGAGCTGCTAACCAGCACGTCTTGATCGAGGGATAATAAACCTGAGGTGACGGGAGGGGCTTCGGCCCTTCCCAGATCTTCACAATACCTTTAATCATGGCTGGAAAGTATTCAGATAAGAACGTATTTCCGCTCTTTCTTGACGGAGATAGACAAGTTGTCACGGACACTACAGAAGACTGGAATGGTACATCTAGCGAGATGAGAGTTGACTCTACCTCTACTATTGCAGTGGGTAGCGCAACAATCACTGGCACGGTGTTGAACATTGCTTGCAACACTAATGACGATGTAGTTATCAACATTTCTCCTGACCCCTACGGAAGCAACAACTTTAACGGAATCACCCTGTCTAACAAGGGTGACCACGCGACGTTGTTTTGGAACGGCTCATCATGGCTGATTCTTGCTTCTTCTGTTTCAGGACACGGAGTGGCGTAATAATAACTGGGGGAGGGAAATGGTCCTTCCCCCTTTTATTTTAATTGCATGAAAAAGTTTTTCTTATTTAGAAAGGAAGAGATCAGCGCCTCTAGTGTCACTGCGTCGGACAGTGGACAAGGCCTTAGTGTTCTCGCTCTTCCTGCCGATAGCCTAGCGTTTGCAAGCGCGGGTAAGGGCCATATCGTACTCTCCTTTAATGGGGCAACTAAGTACGAAGAGAGCAACCTCACAGACGGTGAGTCTCTTGAGAAGACTTCAGTAAAGATTCCTTGTGAGATTGGCAAAGAGGTAGACCTCATAGAATCTATCCTCGCATTCATCTCTCGTGAGGGAGGTAAGTCTGTGATGAAGTTTGATGCAGTTGATGAGAGCTCTACGTTCTCTCCTGTGTCTTACGACAGCAAGATTGAATCTAAGGTTCACATCAACCCCACCAAGAGACTTACTGGGGAGTCAAGCACTCAAACCTTCCTTGGGTCCAGTGGAGACTTAGGGATAACCGTTACATCTACCTCTATTGCGGGTATAGATTATGGGATAGCAGATAACCAACCGACGATAGACTACAACCACGAAGGCCTTAGTTCTTTTGCTGCAGACGACGAGATTACAGCTTGGGCCAATGCTGGTACAGGCGGAAGCGCCTACAACATAGCGTCTAATGTTGGGGACCCTCATTGCGCCATTGCAAAGCCGCTTGCTTTTTCTCAAAAGTCTGCTTTTATTGACGCCGCCGATCACTTTATTGTCCCTGAGTTTAGCACATCAAACGACTACACTCTTTACGTTGTTTACACACAGAACCAAAACGAAGCACACCCGCTGTATTCTGATGCAGATGGTCAGTCTTTTGGATTCACCATTGGCCAAACAACTCAGGACTCAAGCGGCAATATCGACAAGCACAAGCCAACGTCAATCGGTAACTTCACCTTAAGACACGATACGATGACTGGCGAGCCAGCAACAGCTCGTGTTTCAGGCACAGAAAATGGTACAGTAAACTACATTTACCCAGACGCTGACTCTGAAAACTACCAACACGTATTGGTTTTTGTAATCAGAAGAGATGAGAACAACAACCTGTACATGTACAACAGGAATGGGGACATAGTGTCGTTCATAGAGGCTAAGACAGATTCATTTTTATCTGAGGTTGGGGCAAAGGCAACCGCCGCAACTCCTGGCAGAACTGATGGACCACTAAAGATCCAGAGGCTTGGAACCGTAAAAGATCACACAGCATTCGCCTTTAAGGGTGGTGTTGCAAGATTCGGAGTCATTGAAAAAGACATCGGTTCGGCATCTTGCAGTAAATTAGCAACTGACTTATTTAAATTTTATAAACCTTAATTAAATGGCACAACAAACCAGAAGGGCCCCAGGTCGCCCTAAAAAGACCGAAGCTGCGGCTGCACCAGTCGCAGAGAAGAAGGTGGCTAAGAGACCACCTATTGTACGCAACGAGAACCCTAACGAAAGAAAGGAGTTCGAAGTCATGGGTGGGGGTGGAATCGTATACATGCTCCCTCAGCAGGGGGAGACGGTGTACGACAAGGAGACCGACAGTGTTCGCGAGATTCGCTACTGCCCTAACGAGAACTCTATTTGGAGTGACGAGCAGGGAGACAAGGCCGTGAAGAAGTCTGTGATCTTCCGCAACGGTCGCATCTTTGTGGACAAGAACCAACCCAACCTCCGACGTTTCTTGGAGCTTCACCCAGGCAATGCCGCTAACGGTGGAAACAAGTTCAAGGAGGTTAACAAGAAGGTGGACGCTGAGAAGGAGCTCGAAAAGGAGTTTCTTGTTACAGATGCAGTTGCCATGGTTCGTGACACAGATATCACGGACTTGTTTGCAGTTGCCCTGTACTTCAAAGTGAACATCAACGCTCCTACATCAGAGATTCGCCACAACCTGTTGCGTATCGCCAAGAGCAAGCCAAAAGAATTTATCGAATCCTTTGATTCTCCGACAGTCAGAACTCGCGCTATACTCAAGCAAGCAGCTGATTATCAGATAATTAAAATGGACCGTAGCGCCTGCAAGTGGTTTGATTCCAACACGCAGATTGTTTCAGTTCCAGTGGGACAAGACCCCACCGACGTTTTGACGAGGTTCTGCCTCACGGAGAAAGGATCCACCGTACTAGCCGACATTGAAGATCGGCTAGAGCGTCTAGCATAAAGGAAGGCCCCGAAAGGGGCCTTTTTGTTTTTGTATATTTGCGATATGATCAGCGTAGTCGAAGTATACAACGCCGTTAGGGATTTAGCCAACAAAGACCAGAAAGGATTCATTTCTCCAAAGGTCTTTAACTCTTTCGCTGCCATCGCGCAGGAGAACGTCTATATGGAGATGTACTCGGAGCTTACAGCGGCTTATTCCCTCAGGGCAAGAGGAGCAGACGCATCTCAGGGTGAGTCTGCCTACAGGGGCGTTGAAGACGACCTCTCAAGATATATTGTGGAGGAAGTACTAGCTACTTCTTCAGATTCATCCATAACAGGTGATTCTAATGTTTTTAGAAAGCCAGGGGATTTCTGTAAGCTAATATCTATTAGAGTTAATGATGACGAGAGAACACAGGCAGAGTTGGTTTACAACTCATCTAAGATATCTCACATACTTAACAGCAAGCTCTCAGCCCCAACGGACTTGTTTCCAGTGGCTCTGGTGGCTAAAAACATAGAAATGTTCCCGACATCAGTCGGAAGCGTTATCATGACCTACTATAGGCAGCCAGCTTCAGTGTACGCTTCGTCGTTGGGCGGATTTAGCCTTGGGGAAGTAGATTACGACTCTAAGCCTAGACTGGCTATCAATGGAGACTTGATCGACACGGAAGGATTCTTTGTTCCAGACGTTTCTAACTCAAGGAACTTTGACCTTCCAACTAGATACATAGGAGAGGTGATCGCTGAGATTTGTAAAATGATTGGCGTCAGACTGAGGGATACTGTAATCGCTCAGTACTCTGCGCAAGAAACACAGGTTAAATAATGGCTTATCAAGACGTTTCGGCCTCTGGAATGAATTACGTTCCACTGAGCCAGATTATCAGTGACTTTAAGATAACTAGAGATGTTGACGACTTTGCTGCCAATGCCTCGGATGCCGCACTTAGAAACTTTGCGCTCAGGGGCATTAGAGAGCTTGGCTTTGATGTAGTTAGTAGAGTCAAAAGTCTTAAGCTTACATGTGATAAGACCAATAACACTGTGGCTATTCCTGACGACTACGTTGACATGATTAAGCTTGGAGTCGTAGACTCAGATGGTATACTCAAAATTTTTGGAGAAAATAAGCACATTAATTACTCTAGAAAGATTTCTGCAGGCACGTCTACTTCGGATAGCGAAGAGGGGCCCTTACCCATTGAGGGCAACCTTGTCCTCAACAGGGAGGACTCAAAGTCCTCAACGACTGAAGATATAAACTCATCTGAAGATTACGACTACTATGTGTTTGAAAACTACATGTACAACGGAACCCTTGGTCGTCTATACGGCATTGGGGGTGGACACAAGCATGGTCAGTACAGAATCAACCTTGATCAAAACAGAATAGAAATCGACACGGATGGATCTTACAGCGAGGTTGTCATGGAGTACATTGCTGACGAAGCTCGCTCCACTAACCCTGTGATCCACGTATATGCGGAGGAGGCCCTGAGAGCGTACATTCACTACAAGCTGTGTGAGAGAAAATCAACTGTCCCTGCCAACGAGAAGGCTCGGGCTAGATCAGAGTACTACAACGAGCGACGAAAGGCTAACAGAAGGCTCTCCAACTTCTCCAAGGATGAAGCAATGAGAATAACTCGTAAGAATTTCAAACTAGCTCCTAAGTACTGATGATTGATAAGAGATTACCTAGAAAGCTAAATAAGTCTTCAGACTCAAAGATTAGAGACAAGGCGGACATGTTCGAAGCCCTGAATGTCTCTATCTCTGAGGATGGTAGGCAGGGCGAAGGCAACGGAGGGGTTATCAAACCCATCAAGTCAAACTTCGCTATGAATATGCTCGATGAGGACGGGAGCGTGAAGTACGTTCTCGGCAAGTGCATAGACAGTAAGTACGATGTTATATACTTCTTTGTCCACGTTCCTGACAATACGACCCTGGATGGAGTGTATGCTTACGACCCGAACGGATACCTTCCTGTCGATCACGACGTCAACGATGTAGTGACCATATATAATTCTGCGTCTTTTAATTTTGATCCCACGCTCTTTGTCAAGGCGGACATCACTTATACGCAACAAAGATTTGTTGACGTAGATGGCGACTACGAGGACACTCCCATGTTGTTCTTTACAGACAACAAGAATGAACCCAAGAAGCTAAACATCCTTAGGGCTATAACCAATGAGGGTCCATCGGCAGCTGACGAGGCTACCGAGGCTGACTTCATTTTGGCTTGCACAAAGACTCCTATTGACCCCCCAACGGCTGAGTGGGAGAACGACACTAGTGTAACTGGCAATGAGTTCCTGAATATAGAAGGATTTCAGTTTGCCTACCAGTGCGTTTACAAGGACGCAAACGAGTCTGCTATATCTACTTACTCAGATGTTTTTGTGCCTCCTGGGTATCTCAACTACACCCCAAACGGGTCTTCGTCTCTGTTCAACTCCAACAACGCTCTTCGCATTACTGTGCCTCAGGATGATATATCTTCCGAGGTAGAAAGTATTAAGATACTTGGAAGGAGGGGCGAGTCGGGCTCTTGGTTCCTTCTGTCTGAGGTTGCTCCAGGAGTTAATTACCTGTTTAACAATACCGAAGTAAACTCTGCCATTCCTAGGGACGTGCAGACAAAGGACTTTGATGCACTTCCGTACAGGGCTCAGGCTCAAACCATCATCGACAACAGGTTGATGTACGGTAACTACGTGGAGAACAGAGATCAGGCATCTATTTCTGCAACAATTACACCGCAGCCACAGGACAGGCCAATAGACTTTGCTACTTACGAAGTAACAGCTACCCCTGCCACCGTTCCATCTCCTCACACCTCTTCGTCAGGGGCTCAGAACAAGAATATGGGTTTTGTTATTGATACGGACGCTATAACGGAGCCAACAATACCAGAAGGATCTTTGGTGAACTTTTCATTCACCGTGAGCCCTAAGCAAAACTTTCACGTATATAACGCTGAAAACTCTTATCATCAAAGCCCTCAAATGGGTGATGACTTTAGCAACGAGGGATATCTAAGAAATTCTAGGGCCCTTAACTTTTCTGATGGAACTAACGAGGGGGGGCCAGGAAATATAGACAACTCGGTAGGAGAGAGCGACGTGTCAAATGGTCCAAAAGGCTTTTGGTGGCAGAACACAGAACACAGCGGAGCAAAGTTCATCAAGCGCTTGATGGAAAGCTTCAAGAGAATCCCTATTGCATGTTCTGATGGTGTGAATAAAACGTTTAGGGATGACAACAGTGAGCAACTAGAAACAAGATGGTCTTGGAGGGCTACCGATCCTGCAACAAACACTTCAAGTGGCAGCGGAAATGCGAAAGTGGACTTTGGAACTTGCGCTGGAAACCCATTGATAGTTCAAGGTAAATCCTTTACCATTAACTGTTCCTTCGTATCGAAAGGCACTCTGAGCAAGGAAAACATAAGTAGGGCTCTGGCTTTGATAATTAGTGGAGAAACACCTTCCAGAGATCCAGCCTCCCCAAACGAGCTTGATAATTATGTTTCTAGCATAACGCCTCCAAGTCAAGAAAGCCTTTCTTACAACATTGATGTTGGTCTTGTAGATAACTCTACCTTCTCAGATGCTGGAGCTACAGGCAAGCTTGTCACTACTGTGGTCAGAAGCTTTACGGCCTCTGACGTTGAGAATGACTATAGATCTGGAGGAGGAGGCGTTTCTGATCCTTCAGGCGGAGGCGGTGGTGGTGTAGGCGACCAGGGAGGTGAGGGAGACTTCACAGGCGGAAGGATTCCTCTAAACGAAAGCAGTGACGACGCTCAGGAAGTCATAAAAGGCTTCTTTGTGCTAAATAAGGCTGAGGTTACGTTTGGAACGTACCTGGATGAAGGATACTCTGAGCCTGACGACTACAGTATACAGCTCACTGATACCGAAAATTTTTCTGGAGACACAAGCAACTTTGCAGAAAGAAAATCTGCCACCAAGAATAGGATAGGCATCTACATCAAGTCTATTGACTTGACTGATGACGATCGCTCTGTAATGACATGTATGCGGCGTCCGTGGCAGGGATCCAACTGGTATGCCTACTCACCATGGCTATCTCAAAACGGACTTGTTAACCCATCTGGATTTGTCAATAAAAGTCTTTTTCCCTCTGGCATCACTGGAACCCCAGGTCTTCTGAATGAAAGTGAATTTGCTGGGGCCATGGGAAATAACCTGGGTCTTTTCGAAAGCGGAATACCACCTGAAGATCAGAATCAGTTTTTTAGATTCAGCGTTCCAATGAATTATACCGACGGACTTGGAGATAAGATTTCTGGAATGATGGAGAGAGATCTTTTTCTGCCTCATGACAGGGGAGATGCAAAAGGTGACAACAGGCCCCCATGGAGGGATGTTTTTGGCGGCCTCTTGCCTAGAGCTCAGTGGCCTTCGCTTTACAACAATCAAAATAGACCTACTAGATTTTTTGATGGTCAGAAGCCTGACGGTACACCACTTTACTCCTTAATGGACGGCGCAGGGGGTCCAGGGGGCTTCTCTCCACACCCAAATAGTCACTATGGGAACTACACTGCTTACATGCAGAACGGCTACGGCACCGACGGAAGGGTCAATGGTATTCAAAACCTTGGATCGGCCCCACTTTTCGGACTTGCTGATGTATTTCAGGATCAAAATGGGGAAGAGCAGTTCTATTCAGATAGCGCACCAGGGGTCTATGGTCCAGCTCTTAGCAACAATCTTCTTGTGGGGTACAACGTTCCTCATGGGATTCAGTTCTTTGGAGATCCAGAAAACAATCTTAAGAGCCCTAAGTTTCTCGATCAAGACTCAGGTGAGTACTCTCCTTCAGGCATTGCCAGCAGTGATTCTGGAGATTATGACCCTGTAAGCTTTACTGCAAGTCTTCCCTTGCTTCATGGTTCTGAACCATTCCCGCCTTCAAACGGAAATGTTGGAGCTTTTTTGCCAGTAGACTCTATCGAAGGAAGCGACGACAATGGTCATGGCGGAACTCACCACGACGGAGAGAATGACGATCAGGCTTACGAGTTAGGGCTGCCTAACGCTGACGCAAGAAACATTCAAATGTACATCTTGCCTCCAGCTGTTGGTCTTGGAAGAACATTTAAGGCTGGTGCAAACCACTCTTTTGGTGTGATCTTTTACGACGACAGAGGAAGGCCTTCAAATGTTCATCCAATAGGTTCTGTTAATGCGCCTTGGTACAGCGAAAGGGCTCCTGGGAGTGAGGGTGCTGTATATATGTCCATCACTCTGTCTGGAACTGTGCCGACTGAGGCCAAGAAGTTTCAGATCGTTTACTCTGGACAAACATCTTACTCAAGGTACTTGCAGTACGCTACCGCAGGTGCGTTCGTGTCAAAAGGAGATTCTGCAAGCGGAAACATATATGTTTCTCTAAATTACCTTCAGGATCACCCTGCATCTCTATCTAAGTCTTATGGTGGCAGAAGTGTTGATGGGTCTCAGGACATATATACGTACAGGCAAGGAGATAAGTTAAGAATTGTCTCTCACTACGAAACGCCAACAGCAAGAATTTTTGCCCCTCAAGACTACGAGTTCAATATCGTGGATCAGGTCACGCTGTCCGAAGGAACAGACAATCCTCTGTACGACGTAGAGCAGGATGGCGAAGCGCCTCACCCAGCAAAGACTGGAGCGTTCCTGGTACTTGAAAACAACTACAATGCCAATGGGTTTACGTTTGAGGATGTTCTGGCTGGCGATAACGACATAAACGCTCAAACTCATAACTGGAACAAGAGATGTGTCGTAGAGATAAACTCGCCTAAGCTCGGATCTGACGAAGAAAATCTTGTATATTACGAGACTGGGAATGTATTTGACATAGGAGATTTTACGACGGAAAAAACCATAAAGAACGGAGATTCTTGGTGGAGGTCTGTTCCTATGAATTTCTCAACGATTGATTCTGGCTTCTTTGAAACGCTTATCACGTCTCAGACATCTAGTTCAAACCTGTTCCCATACTACACTGAGTCTGATAGATTTAGCTACAAGGTCATTAACTCTGACGTAAACGGAAAGGGCAAGTTCAAAGTGTTTCTTCCTGATCAACAAAAGTCAGTGAGAAGCTCTTCTATTACTTTTTCTGACAAGAACAACCCAGCTTCTAAGATATTTACTCTGACCTCCTTTAACCCAACGAAGGGGCAGTTTAAGGATTTGCCGATCGAGCACGGGGACATCAACTACATCGCTCACACTGATGACTCAATCTTTGTCATACAGTCAAATAGGTGCAGCTCTATTCCCGTAAACAGGAACATCATTACGGACCTCGGAGACGCTCAGTCTCTTGTGGCTGCCAAAGCCGTTCTTGGAACTGAGGGGTACTATGCTGGCGATTTTGGCTGTGACAATAACCCAGAGTCGGTTTGTGAGGTTGACAACACGATATACTTTGCTAGCAAGTCTAAAAGGCAAGTCTACAGGTTCAACAGGGGCTCAGGCATACAGGTTGTTTCTGATCTCGGCATGAAGTCTTACTTCAGACGCTTGTTTAAGCTTGCAGAACAGGATGAGATCGACGGTCTTGGACCAGTCAAGGTTGTTGGTGGTTATGACCCAGAAAAGGACTCCTTTATCCTCAGCGTCTATAACTTGGACGACACGGTGTCAAACCCAGTAGCTGATCCAGACTCAGGCACTGAAGGAGGCGACGCTCCTGTTGTGACGGAAACGGTTGCCGTCCAGCTTTCTGCTGGAGAGATAGCAGATGCCTTGACTACGAGACAAAGATTGGATGTAAACCAGAGCGGCGGAATAGGTGTCGAGGACCTGCTCGCAATGCTTGCTGTTTTTCAGGTTGACGGCATTGAATTTGACAACGAGATTACATTTGATGGTACTCAGGCCATATTCTTAAACTCAGAAGATTTAGAATGAGACAGACAGTAGCCCTAAACAACAGCGAAAATTTTTGGTCAACAAGACTAAGCTACGTTCCGTCCATGATGGCTTGGATTCAGCAGCACCATGTGTCGTGCCCACAGGCGGGCATTACTCCGTTTTGGAAGCACGATGAGTCTGCATCTACTAACAATGAGTTTTATGGTGAGGAGGCTGTGCCTAGTGTAATTGGGATTACGTTTAATGATAACCCATCTACAAATAAGATATACAAGGCCTTGTCTATTGAGACGCCAGACATCAACGAGATTGGAGGTGTAAACACATTTGTGCCAAACTCAGGCACAGGCAATGCAACAGTCAAGACTGTTGTTTTAACAACGCTGAAGGCCAAGGGCGGAATCCTTTACGGAGGCGTTCCTGGGGAGCAAAGAAGAACTGTAGCTAACATCCAGTACTTGGGCACCGTAACGGGCTCAGAAGAACTCATAGAGGGGTTTGAGGAGCTCGGAGTGCTCACCACACTTGACGGTGGTGGTGACAACTCTTGGACTGGTCAGGAGGCCGTGGTCGTAAACGACCCAGCCAACTTTGACGAGGAGACCTCACCAGATATGCTTAGAGTGTTTGCGAACGGGTTCTTTGCTGAGGGCTCACCTGACTTTGCAGCTGGCACACCACTGTTTCTTGTTTATCTTAACTCTAATGGAGATCAAGCTCGTGGTCAGTTTGCAGACTCCCTTATTACACTTGGGTCTGGCGACTTTGAGGTTTTCGCAGTAAGCGTTGACTACGAGCCTACAGACCTTGACCACGATAGATAACATTTATTACTTTTGCAATCATGGCAGATATTCCGTTCGACAAGATGTTCGACTTCTTAAAATCAGACCAAGGAAAGAAGCTTGGTAGAGCAGCCCTGACACTCGGGGCGGGTGCCCTAGAAAGGGGCCGAGCAAGAAAAGGCCTTGAGGCTGGTATTGACGAAAGAAGAGCAGCTGCCCTTGAGCAACAAGAAGCAGGCAGAAAGTCATACGAAAAGATGCTTGAGAAGCTGCGTGCTAGACCTGCAGTGACTCAAGCTAGTGAAGACTACATTCAAGCTCAGAAGGAGGCTGCAGAAGCCTTGCTGGGGGCTGGAGATAAAAGACTTCAAGAGCAAAGAAGCGACATTGTTTCTGCGCTGCAGTCTGGCGACCCAAGATCGGCTGCTGGAATTGTAAATACTCTGGAGCAACTCAATCTGGGAGACGACGAGCGTCGCGCCAAGGTGCTTGGCATGAAGACGGCTTCTGACGCTCAGAGAGCTGCACTTACAGAGAAAGAAAAAGACTTTCAGTCAGCTATTGATCAGCTTCTTATGGATAGAGGAGCTATGGCAGCAGACGAAGGCAGAAGAGAGCTTCTCGATCTCGCTGAAAGGGAGCAAGCTGCTGGACCTGCCGCATCCGCAAGCGGCATGCAGACCGCCACGGCGCTGGCAACATTGCTTAAAGACTTCGAGCCAGGAAACCCAGGCGAAGGAGACGATGGTGAGCACGGACTTAAGATCAAAGCTGAGGCTGGCATGAGATATATGGCGGATGAAGGCTTCAAGACCAAGGGTGAGTTTAACCACAAGACCAACAAGAAGGCTGTCATCGACGAGGAGGACGGAAAGAAAGAGGCTGAACTCACAGGCGGAGAGCTGGTGTTCAACCCAGATCAATCCGAAATGATGGAAAAGCTCATTAAAAAAGGCGACGAAAAAGGCCTCCTTGAGTTCATGAAGGATTTGATGTCTAAGCCTCAATTCCAAGACTAATGTACGTACCAGTAGGACAAAGAGGACAGGGGGGAGGCTCTGCCCCTTCAGCTCAGCAACAACTTGTGGCTCAGCAGGGTGCTGGTATTGCGGGAGCTATTAGGTCTGCTGACGCATCTCTTCAAGCGAAGAAGAAGGAGGCTAGAAGAATATATGAGAGGTCTCAAAACATGATGAGAGAAGACCTCAACACTGTTGCTGGATTTGACATAGCTGCAGCAGGCCCCGATGCAGCTCCAGCGCTCACACAAGCTGCAAATGAATTGAAGGCTAAGATTAGAGAGGCAAACGACCCTGTGGAGGCTCAGTCTCTTATTGCAGAATTTACCCAGAAGTACGACTTCTTTAAGAACAGAGAGACTCAACTTGCAGAAGAAAGAAAGTTTGCTGACACGCTGTCTGTGGCAGACAGAGCCACGAGAGACAACCTCAATGCGGGCCTTGAAGTCGGCATGGAGTATCAAGACATTGATGCTTCTACAGTCGCTCAAATGGACCAGTCCTTCAGAAAGGAAATAGTCTATCAGGATGGTCAAATCATGGTTCAGACAGAAGAAGGCTTGATTCCTTTTGATGAGGCGCCTCAACTCATGGACTTTTCTGCCTACATCCCACAGCAACAAAAGACCGATATAGGCGATCTTCAGACATCGGCCATGAATGAGGCTGTACAGGGGAGAATACTGGCCAGGGGAGGTGGTGTCTTTAAAGCAGAGGAAGCGAGAAAGGAGTACAACACACTCACAGAGAATAGTAATCGCAACGGTCAAGCACTTCGCCTGCAGATACTTGAGGACTACGTAGACACTGGCGAAAGAGCTGGTGGCTTTGGGCTTGAGGGCTCTGCAAGAGAAGGTGCTGCGTTTGAGTTCTTTGAGCCGAACACAGATCAGCCGAAAGCTTGGCAGCTGGGCCCAAACTCAAGAGAAATCTTTCAGGGCTCTGATGAAGACTGGAATGCGGTATGGGGAGACGACGGAAGTGGTTGGAGACTTATTGATGCGGAAAGAGAGAAGTTTGTTGAGTACGCTAGAACCAAAAAAGACATTGATCAGAAGCTGAAGGAAAAGAGACTTAGTGACGCCTATCAAGAAGATCAAGAGGAGTCTAACTATGTGTTTGCTGGACTAGGTGAGTCTGGGGATCAAGAAACTGGTCCTCAGCCTGAAAGCGCTCTCTCATACTCCATGACGGCTATGAAGGAGCCCATAAAGGTTGAGGCCAGTATGATGGCTGATGGCGGTGACTACGAAATTCACGGTTTTGGTATTGATCCAAGAACGGGAGATATTACGGCAAGAATATTTGACGTTGTCCCTACGGAGGTGTATAAGTACATGGACGAGGATAACAAAATTAGATACGCACCCACGCTTCAGGAAGCACAGGAAAAAGGTACCGTTATGGCTGATGGTAGGCCAGTGAAGTTTGACGACAAAACGCCCAGAACCATAACGATAGGTCCTGGCGATGGAGACCTTGGAAACGAGGTATATAATCGTATATTTGGAGTTGATCCAGCCACTGGAAAGGCGACTAACGCCGAAGCGTTTAAGCTTCTTGAAGCTCACAGAGCTAGAAATGCCTCCGCAGCTTGGTCTGACGCAACAAATCAATAAAGAATGAACGGAGATTCTACTACACCTACCAACAATCAAATACCTGTTGGGGAAGGAATTGATGCACTTCAGAGGAAGGGATACGATTCAAACAGAATCGTCGAGATCATGTCGTATGTGGGGTACAACCCTGCCGACGTTTCCAACGAGTTTATTCGGAGGCATGAAGAGGAGCGTCAAGCATTTCTTCAGGAGAAAGAAAGAAGAGACGAACTCTTCAGGCAGCAGAGGGAGGCGTATGATGGCTTAAAAAAAAAAGATTCTCCATCCGTACTAAGTGGGGAGTCCTTGGATTCCGATCCCCAATCACTTGGATCCCAAGAGTCGATAGCTGATCCTCGTCTTTTTCAGATTCGTCAGAACGACGAGCTGGCAATGAACGGGGTTATGAACAGCAGGCTTGGAAACAATCTGGTAAGAGCTGTCAACTTTAATGACCCCAAGGCCATAACAAAGGCTTTGCAGGAGGCGCAAAGAAACAACTTGCTGCCCGAGTTCAGCATTGAAGAAGAGTACGATCAAGAGACCCTGGCCAAGATACAAGAGGCTGGCAACGAAATGATTGGCTTTGGTAAGAACAGCTATCAGCTGGCCTTGAGCAAAGCAAACGAAATGAACAAGTCTCTTGGTATTGACCTTGAGTACGACATAAACAGTGAGTCAGACTTTGGTTTGTTCCTCAGGGAGTCCGCAGAAAGAGCTGAGAGAGACGAAAGGGAATTTGATCAAAAGACTGAAGAGTTTATTCGACAGATCCCAGGAATGCGCGACGAAGAGGTTGGCTACGGAAGCCTTCTCTTGGGAGATCTCAGCATTTCCAACATGGTGTCTGGGATGGCCGCCTTCCAAGCGGATGTATATGGGGAAGGCCTCGGCATGAGAAACCTTTACGGAGATTCTTTTACCTCTCAGTACTATCAGGATAAGATCAAAGAAACCAACCAAATAAACTCAGAGAAAGAAAGGGTTTTCTATGAGGGGTTGGGCGTTTCTGAGGAGGCATATTCGAAAGGGATTACCGAAAGAACTATGGCCGCGTGGAACGGAGACATCTCTATCGGGGATTACCTTGCCACAACGTCTCTTGAGACTGGAAGAGTTATGGCTGATGGACTGAAGTCCATAGCTGAAATGGCTGTGAACCCTGCGGTAATGGCTGTTGATGTGTTTGGAGAGAGCTACGGAAACACGAGAGCCTACTCACCTCACATGAGCATATCTGAGGCTGCGTTTACATCTGCGGCTAGAGCCACGGCAGAAGTTGGTATGGCCGCCCTTCTCTTGAAGATGAAGGTTGGTGCGGACTATGCCGTACAGGGCTTGAGGTCTGGATCTAGAAAGGCTGCCATAGAGTCTGCCAAGAAGGAGATGAGCGGAGAGGTTGTCGAAGGACTCAGCAAGAGAATACTGAAGGGGACGGCAGCAGAAGGCCTTGAAGAGGGTGTAGTGGCCGTGGCGGACTGGACGATTGACGCTGTGGACAACATCATGATGGGCAGAAACGTAAGGGATCTAAACTTCCATGAGGTTGCAGATGCCGCACTTGCTGGTATGGCAGGTGGATTTGGTCCTATATCAGTAACCTCACTTGCCTCTCACAGGGGTCATACAAGGTTCATGGCGCAGAGATCCGTTGTAATGGAAAAAATGGCTCGCCTGAGAAAGAGGTACGAGTCCGAAACAGATCCCGTAAGAAAGCAACAACTAGAAAAGGAGCTTGTTGAATCTATGGCGGCAGCCAAGGTTATTACTAACGAGGAGGCTAAGCTTTACGATGATTTTTCTCCAGAGGAAAAAGGAGCTCTAATCAAGTACAATCAAGAGATCGCTAGATCTCAGGAAATACTAAAGAGCGGAAAGCATTGGACGGGAGACCCAGTCACTCAAGAAGAGAGGCAGGCCATCGAAGAAAGACTTGAAGAGAATCTCAACAAAAAGGCAGAGCTGGAGCAGGCCGTCGAAAAAAGACAGGCAGAAGAGGAGACCTCTAGAGAGGTTGAGACACCGCCTACGGTTGAGGATGCAGGCGAGCAAAAGTCGCCAGCTAAGACTAGAAAGGTAGAGGAGTCAGAGAAAAAGTCCCACGACAATGTGCCTGAAGCAACAGATGCAGCCCCAGAGGGTCAGCAGCAGCAGGCTGTGCAGCTGTCTTTGTTTGACGAGGTCACGGAGCCTGGGACTGTGGCTGAGCCAGAAGCTGAAGCTGAGACTGAGGCAGAGACACAAGTCGAAGAAGAGGTTACCGAGAAGCCTGTAGAGCAGGAGACAGAGGACGTATTTGAGGTCAACGTTGCCGAGGGTCAGATGGTGGACTTGAAGGATACTGAAGTTGTTGGTGACGGGGCTGGACAGATACCAATAGCTGTTGCATCGTCCATCAACAAAATGACCAAGGCCTTTGGCGGGGTTCTAAACAAGCTTGGGACAAAGGTTAAGTTTCATAAGACTGACGAATCTTTCGGCACGATTAGCCCTGAGATGAAGGCTCAAATGAAAGTCCTTCAGGATAAGAAGGGGGCTATATACGGTTACTACGACAAGGACACAAATACGATCCACCTCAACAACAACACTGAGGCTATTGACGCCTTTGAGGAGTTTGGTCACGCAGTGCTTGAGGGAGTGATCGGAAAGGACGCAGAGGCTAGACAGCGGCTGTATGGGGAGATGGAGAAGATTGCAAAAGGCAAAACAAAAGGAGCCAAGGCAGTTAAGGCCGTACTTGAAGAAACAAAGAAGTTCTATGAGGGCAGACCCGATGCTACCCTTCAGGAAGAGTCAATCATATCTGTTCTTGTCAGATACGCAAATAACCCAGATCAGTTCCTTTCTGTAAAGGACAAGATTAGAGCCGCGTTTAACCGAGTGTTTAAGGGCATTGGAGTAAAAGGCAACGTCATCAAAGGGGACGAAGGCCTGTTTGATCTTGCGGACAAATTCAGAAGGGCTGCTCAAGGTCAGGAGACAACAGTTGAGCCAGAGCCAGCAACGGCCACCGCAGAAGAAACTCAAGAGGAGGTTCAAGAGGAGCCTCAGCAAGAGGCTCAGCCCGACGTCGCACCTAAGAGACCAACAGAAACTCAAGAGGAGTTTGACGCTCGTATCGCAAAAGCTGCGGACGCCATGCTTGGCAGCTTTGAGGGTGTAGTAACGCCTAAGGAAGATGTGCTTGAGCAGGGCGCTGAAAGTATAGACATGTTCCAGGGGCGTCTGTCCGTTAGACAGAAGAAAAACTTTGACTACCTGAAGGACACAGAGATATTCTACACGAACTACCCGTCCCTTGGTCCTGGTCAGTCTCCATTGACGAGCAGCAGATACACAACGTATTCAGCTCAAAAGTCAGTCAAGGTTAACGACTACTTCCACTTCAGAAACTGGTACAACAAGCAGACTGGCAACCAAAGGGCTGACAGGATAGCAAACATGTATTTCATAAAGGATGGGAAGAAGTACAAGGTGAACCCTCCGAGACCAAAGGTAGACCGAGATGGAAATCCAGTCTACATGGAGGTCCCCCTGACCTACAATCAGCAAAAGCGCAAAGAGGCATTTGACCGTTCAGATCAAAGAAAGGAGGTAAGACGTCAAGCGAGAGACATTAGAGACGAGTCTAGGAAGCTGTTTAGAGAGCTTCCATGGAACGGGTATGTCAACGCCCTTCAGTTCGAACCCCCAGGGCCTGAGCGCATGGAAAGAACAGCTGATCAGGACTACAGGATTGCAGTAATAGCAAAGAAGAATATTGAGGCAGCGCTTGAGATGGGGCTGACCAAGGAGGACATTGAGAAGCGAATTGATGATAGTGGAAGGTCTAGGGCTTACGCTCCATTGAACAGAGTTCAGGACAGCGACCTCGTCAATGCCACTGGTATGGTTCCTTTTGATGACGCCGAGGCTGGAGACACCGTTGGCCTGTTCGCCATTAGGTACAAAAAGGAGGACCTTGGGGATCCAGATTACGTGATGCCCGAAAATCAAATGAAAGATTTTCAGGAGGGTAACCTAGAGGACTATAGGGGTTTGTTCTCTCCCACTAGCGGGTACGACAAAACAATGCCTGACACAGAAAAAGGTATAACCTCTGGGCCCAGGGCTGTAATGGACTTGGACGATGCGGACCTTGAAGAGCTCAAAGAGGGTGAGTCCGTGGTTTCGACACACGTAAACCTCGCCATGGCAAGAAAAAGAATGGAGAGATACAGGGCTCAAGCTCAGGCCATCTTTGACAAGGCAAACAACATAAGATTCAAGGACGAGGAGAAGAGAGCGAGGTCGAGAATGAACAAGGCCGATAGTGCCATTGCTATGTCTGGCAAATTTGGAAGCCTCTTTGCTCCGCTCACATACAAAGCCACAAAGGGTAATCCAGACGTATTTGTTGCTGTGATGAGAGGCCTTATTGCAAGGTCTAGAGACAAGAACGTGGGTATTTCTGGACCCACCATATATGATAAGTTTACTTCAGCCGCGAAAGCTAAGGTGAGGACGATGATTAGGATGGCAGAAAACGACGGCTTCGAAGGACTCTCTGAAGAAACCGCAAGACTGTTCTCTTCGTCAGACTTTGTTCTTCCTGTAACGACGCAAAAGCAGTTTGAAGAAATAGTTGATGTACTCATCAACTACCACACAAAGATGGCTGATCAGTTCGAAGCTAGAAAGCCTTTCCTTGGCAAGGATGTAATGGGGGAGTACTTCTCCCACGAAGCCTTTGAGATGGGTAGGGACGTCCCTACGTCAGGAACGATAGATCAGCAAATTGCTGAATACTTTAACGACCCAGCGTTGAAAGCCCAAAAAGCCGCAACGCTGTTTGGCGGAAAAAGATTCACATACGAGATCGACCAAGACATACTTAAGAATTATGGCCAGGTAGTTCTCAAGAACATGAGGGTCAAGAATCTTTCTGGATATGGATTTACTGGAGCTATAATAGTCGATGGAGATTCAACATCTCTTGAGGTTTTTAAGGAACAGTATACTCTTGATAAGATTGACCCAGACTTTATCGGGGGTGATATTTCAGGAAAAGCTAAAGACACAAAAAGAAAGAAGGAGTTTGAGGGAGCATCAGACCCATACTCAAAGGCGGAGGCTCTTAACAGATATAGCCAGTATGAGGTCAATGCAGAGGTGCAGGACGTCAATGGAAAGGCCTCAATTAGAGACGTAAGAGGGCTGAAGTCGGTGAGAACGGACCAAGGCACTTGGCAGGTCTCTGATCTCACTGCTTTCCAGACTTGGAGAAATAAGTGGATCAAAAGGCTTCAGGACAAGTACGTTGACATATTTAAGCTGCAGGAAGACGTAGAGGCTGCCCGTGGAGTAAGAGATCAATCTCAGGACTTCAAAATGGCCGAGGAGCTTATGTACGGAAAGGCTGCGGAGGATCTCAGGAAGCTTGATGATAAGCAGAAAGATCTTGTGGAAGCCATGAAGGAAGGTGGAGTTTCTGTTCAAGAGGTTTCTGATTACCTGTATGCTCTTCACGCCCCAGAAAGAAACGCACTCATAGAAGAGAGAACCGAAGGAAAAGAAGAAAGCGGGTCGGGTATGACAAACGAGGAGGCTAGGTCAATCATTGACTCTATTCCTTCAGACAAAAGATCTACCCTTGACGCAATAGTCAAGATGGTTAGGGATATACAGCAAGACACAAGAGACACCATGGTTGAGTTTGGGCTTGAGTCTCAGGAGGCCATTGATGCTTTTGAATCTCAGTTTGATAGCTACGTGCCTTTGTCTGGCATCGCTGTCGACGAGGAGTCTTCGGTTACCTCTTCCTACCCAACGGGTGGGGCTGGACTGTCTGTGTTTGGCCCAACAACAAAGAGAGCGGAAGGTCGTAAGTCTCAGGCTGAAAACATATTGGCTCAGGTGATTGCGCAAAACGCAAGTGTACACATCAAAGCAAGAACAAACGAAGCTTTGCAATCCCTGTACGAGCTGGTAAAGGAGAATCCTAACGATAAGGTATGGAGAATCGTTGATGGATCTAAGGCGACCTCTCAAGATCCACACTCAGTATCCGTGAGGGTTGATGGTGAGCAGAAGTTCATAAGATTCAAGGACGCCAGCTATGCTGAGACCCTGAGGAATATGAACCTCCCCGCGACTAGTGTCTTTGTAAGAATGTTGAGAGCCCCATCAAACTGGCTCAGAAGATCATTTACAACTCTGAACCCAGAGTTTATGATATCTAACTTCTCAAGAGATATACAATCAGCCATCTTTAATGCAGCGGCTGAAGCGGATATCCCAGGGGGTATCATCGAAGGCGACGCAATTGTCGCAGACATGATACGTAAGGTTCCCGCGACGCTGAAGGCTTTGGTTAAGGCCGAGACCCCTGAGGCCTTGTCTAAGTTCTTGAAAGAGAACCCAGAGATTGAAAGGTACTACAATGACTTCAGGGACGACGGCGGCAAGACTGGATGGAGCTATGCAAAGCCACTCGCGGATATTGCCGCAGCGCTTGAGTCTGAGACTTCAGACAAGACAAGAATGCAGACCCTTTTGGGTAATGCAGAGGCGTTTGCGAGAACCATCGAGGGGGTCAACGACGCATTCGAGAACAGCATTCGTCTGTCGGCCTACATCGCGGCCAGAGAGAAGGGGGTTAGCAGAGAAAAGGCGGCTCAGCTTGCCAAGAACATCACTGTAAACTTCAACAAGTCTGGAGAGTACGGACAGCTGTTGAACTCAGTATACCTTTTCTTCAACGCATCTGTGCAGGGTACAGCTAGGCTTGGAAGATCTCTTCTCACGCTGAAGGAGCCAACATACCCAGACGGCACGAAGAGAGCGTTTAAGGATCGCATGAACAACGCCCAGAAGATGGCTGCGGCACTTACTGTGTTTAATGGTATGCTGACCATGCTGTCTCTTGCGATGTCTGGAGAGGACGAAGATGGAGAGTTGTACTACAACAAGATACCAGACTACATCAAGGAAAGAAACCTCATCATCATGCGCCCCAACGGGAAAGACTACTACAAGGTCCCTCTCCCATACGGATTCAGCTTGTTTGCAAATCTGGGTAGCAGTGCCGTTGAAGTTGGGGCTGGACACAAAGAGATTGACACAGCGATGATGCAACTGACGTCTTCGTTCATTAACTCATTCTCTCCAATCAGCTTTGGTCAATCTAGCGACCTGTTTACGAAGGCTGGTAAGTCTGCGGTTCCTACGGTGTTTAAGCCTATCGTAGACATAATGACCAACGAGACATACTTTGGGGGTCCTGTATTCAAGGAGAATCTGCCTTACGGGTTGCAGCAGCCAGAGTCATCAATGTCGTTTAGATCTCCCGAGTCAGTCCAGCAATTCTTCAGATGGATGAACGAAGCTACTGGAGGATCTGTGGAGGTGAAGGGAGACCTTGACTTCAATCCCGACAAGATGTGGTACTTGTTTGAGTACTTCATCGGTGGCGCGGGCAAGTTTGTTACCAGAACGGGAGAGGCTGTCAGAGGCCTTGCTGCAAAGGCTTCAGACAACGAAGTAAAAATAGAGGCGAACGACCTTCCTTTCTTGAGAATCCTTTACGGAGAGCCATCCAAGTACATGGATGTGGAGGATTACAGGGCCCGTCGTCAAAAGATCATGGAGCTTAAGGCTGAAATGAAAAGAGCTAGACGCAAGGACGACCCCGACAGATACAAGGGCGTTTACGCTTTGTCTGAAGTCTTGAAGATTTACGACAAGCAGCTGAGCAACCTAAGAAAGCAGAGAAGAAACGCTCTAGAGATACAGGACTACACAGAGAGAATGAAGAGGATGCAGGAGCTCGCAGACAAAGAGAGAAGCATCGTTATGAAATTCAACAAGAGATATGAGCAAACCAGAAAAGACTAAAATCAAAGACACTGGCCTTGGCAAGTGGTTGAAAGAAAAGGCCCCCTCTGTACTGGATACGGTGGGGGACCTGCTCCCAGACCAAGGCGCCCTTGGCGTGGTAAAAAATCTGTTAGACAAGGAGCCTGATGTTGACCCTGCAGAAGCTAAGGCCATGCTCGACGCAGAGGTTCAGTTTCAGAACAATGTAAGCGAAAGATGGAAGGCGGACATGGGTAGTGATGTCAAGCTTGCAAAGCTGATTAGACCTGTTACATTGATCTGCCTAATGGTCATGTTTATGGCTACAATGGTCGCAGACAGCATGGATGGTTGGCCATTTAACGTAAAAGATAGTTACGTATCTTTGCTGGAGATCTTAATGCTCACCTCTTTCGGTGCATACTTCGCAGGAAGAACCATTGAAAAAGCCAAAAAATAATGGAGGAAGATTTCGACGACATCAGCTTTCTTGATCAAGACAAGCTCAAGAAGCAAGAGAAGAAGATTGAAGATGGTGAGATCACCTGCAACATCGACAACCCAGAGGATTGCGAGTCATGCAGCGGGTAATTTCCCTGTTGTTTTTCTTGCCCCTATTGGCTGCAGCACAGCCTAGCTGGGTAAGGCTTGAGTTTCAGAGCGACGCATACGGCGAAGAAAGCACTTGGAGCATATATGAAGTTGGTTCTGACGAGTCTTTAGCATCTGGCGGTCCATACGCTGACTCAACATACACTGAGCACACCATCCCCCTGCCGTCTGGCGAATACAACCTAGTCGTTAACGATGCGTTTGGGGACGGTATTTGTTGCGGGTTTGGGGAAGGATGGTTCAAGCTAAACAATGACTGTGGCTTGGACATCTCTGTGTTCGACTTTGACACACAGCAGATCACAGTTCCATTTATTCTTGAGGCATGTCAGTTTCCCATACCTGGATGCACGGACGAGTCGTCTAACAACTACAACCCATGGGCAACCACCGATGACGGAACCTGCAACGTAAGCGAATGCCCAGAGGGGCAAGCCTTTGTCTCCATGGAGTTGACACTAGACAACTGGCCTAACGAAACTGGATTTACATTGGTAGACTTGGCTGTCGGTCAGTTCTACGAGCAGGTTCTTCCAGGGGGCTTTAATTTTGGGGATCAGCTGTCCACTTACACTTACGACTTCTGCGTTGCACTTGGCTTTGAGCTGATTCTGACAGACACATACGGAGACGGCCTTAATGGATCGGCCAGCGGTGGTCAAGACGGAGGCGTGGTCATCACTGCATGCGATGAGGAGGTTGTCTGGGAGTTGGAGGATCTAGCCTACTCAGACAATGACGGCAACGTTCACTACTCTGGAGCTGTGTTTGTAGAGCCATGTGAAATCGAAGAGCCTGTAGTGGGCTGCATGGACGACGATTACGTTGACTACAACCCAGAAGCTACAGAGGCAGGGGACTGCCTCATATTACACACATGGGGGTGCATGGACCCAGAGTCATTTAACTACGACTCAACTGCCACCATCTCGGATTTGAACAGCCCCTGCGCAACCACCATAAGACTTGGTGATGCAGCTGCGGACGGGTGGGGCAACTCACACGTAGGCATCAAGCAGGGAGACCTTCAGTGGATCTTTACAATGGGTCCTGGGGAGTTCTCTCAGTCATGGGATCTGATCCTTGACTCCGACGAAAAGGTGGACGTGTACTACTTTGAAATCGGAGGGCCTCAACAACCGCCTCAAGAGACAGAGTTCCAGACGCTTCACAACTCTGTGCTGATTACAAACGAGCTTGGAGACACGCTCTTGGCAGAAGGACTTAATCCTTTCTTTGATAACGGGCAGGGGTCGCTTCAGCCGTTTAAGAACCCAGAGTGGAATGTATACAGCTTTATGCCGTACTGCGGGACCAGCTGTGTGCCATTCATGTACGGATGCACAGACGAGACCGCACAGAACTACAGCCCTGAAGCAAACACCGAAGACGAGAGCTGCTATTACAATGCAGGGTGCACGCAGGCGGGGTATCTTGAATACTACACTCAGGGATATGAGGCTGACTACGATGATGGCAGCTGCGTTACGCTTGCTGTGTTTGGATGCACAGACCCCGAGGCCTTGAACTACGATCCTGAGGCTAACGTAGATATAGACTCATGCCTGCCTGTTATTGAAGGCTGTATGGATATCGACGCATACAACTACAACGAGGACGCCAACACCCCCACTGATGACTGTGTGTATGACGCTGGCTGCATCACAGGTCCAGGCGAACCGTACTGGGCTAATGACCAATGCTACTCCTGGGTGATTGAGGTTGACCCCTACTGCTGCGAGACAGCGTGGGATGCGGTGTGTGCAGAGATGTACGACTACTGTGGCGAGGGTGTAACGTCGGTAAGCACAGCAGAAAGATCGTCCATTCAATTCTACCCTAATCCCACATCAAGCTTTGTAAACATTCAGGCGCCTGTAGGTACAATCGTCACTGTGTTTGATGCAAGGGGCAGGGAGGTCGAAACAACGACAGGGAGAACAGTTGAGCTGCCCTCTCCAGGTCCGTATGTAATCATGGCCAACTACAAAGGCAGAATCAAGAGGGAAACAATCGTGAGACAATGAAAAGGATTATAGCTCTTGTACTTATCTGCATGCCTCTTCTGGCGTTTGGTCAGAGTGACTTCTACAAAGATGTGCTAAGGAGATCTACCTTCTATGCTGCGGTGAATGGTGGTAACTCTGTGTCGGACAGAGATGTGTTTTCTGTGGCCACAGGACCGCTCACCACTGAAGTTGTAGAAACTCCGTTCGACTACTCCCTTACTCTTGGGGTAAGAAAGATCGCAAGATTTGGGTACGAGAACAGGGCCAATGTGTTTTACGACGGGACAGAGAAAACTTACGGTGACGCAGCAACGGTTGGTAAGTACGATGGGTTTGAGTTCTTAGCTGAAGCAGACTGGCGCAGACAGCAGGGCAAGAACTTTCTTGATCAAGACTACTTTGCCAGATACGTCGCGGACGGATGGGTTGCAAAAGCTGAATACCTGCAGGATGGATTTGCGGATGTTAGATACTTTGAGGCGTCAGAAAGACTCAGGTTGAAGCTGGGGCCTAAGCTCTCTTTGAACGCAGGTGTAGCCCAAAGGATTTCTCAACCATACGGGTACGACCCATTGCAGATATGGCTGCTGGAAAACAACCAGATACACTACACTGCACTGGCGCTAGAACAGGGATACACGATTGATGTCAATACTGGCGAGTTCTTCTCCCCTGATGGTGACATGGTGGCTAACGATCAGGCAGTATGGGAGCAGGTAGTTATACCTCAGGTGCTCAATGATTACGTATCTCAAAAGAGATCAGAGCTAGACAATCAATGGCTTTACTCAGTGGTCTTGGGGTTTGACTTCTACCACTACGAAAGAGACTTTTGGCTGCACTCCTGGGGCAATATTATGCCTTATCACCTGGACACGGGAGACGAGTACTCATACCACAACTTTGTTAATAGCAGCCAGTGGGTTGATGTGGGCTTCGGCCTCGTGTTTGGAACCAAGCTTACCAAAAGTCTTGGTATATTTACAGAAGGAAAATACAACAGATACTGGAACAGAGAGTGGCACGACTTCTCTGTCGGAATAAACTACATACTACTGTAATGGCACAGCAAATCGGGGAGGACACTAAGGTAACGCTAGATCTCAAAACCCTTGGGATGGTAGCAGCGGGGATAGGAACGGTTGTAGCGATGTGGTTCGCGCTGCAGGCTGACATAGCTGAGGCCAAAGAGTTACCGCTCCCTGCCGAGCCAGAGATCACCAGAATGGAGTTCGACATGAAGGACCAGCTAGTTCGTCAGACCATCATGACAACCCAGGAAGACGTAACTGAAATCAAAGAGGACATCAAGAGAATTGAGGAGAAAATTGATCAACTAAAATGACACATGAAGCTCGTATCAACCCTATGTGTATCTTTTGCATTATTGCTGGCGGCGATCGCTGTGTCGCCTGTAGAGGATAAAGACATCTGCGGATCAGGAATCTGCGTTGTCGAGTTCAACGCATCGTTTAACTCACAAAACAGTGTGCCGTGGATAGAGAGCCTGAACGACTGCGAGACTGCCCGCGTGGACATAGCTACCGCTCCAGATCTTCAGATAGAGCACAAGATTGTTGTCGTCCCGACGATTGTTATTTTCAACGAGGGAGAGGAACAGGAAAGGTTTCAAGCGAACATCATGATGACGATGGAGGCCACTGCTGACGAAGTTCAGGAGGCCATAGACGACATCATGCTCAACGACTTTTAACGAAAAAGCGTAAGGTGTCCGCTCACGCTGATTACCTTTGTTGATCTGTACGTGGTTCCCTTTATGCTCCACACGTAAACGCCATCTGGTGCGTAGCTCCATCCAGAAGACCCATCCCATCCCTCTCTGGGATCATCTGTGCGCCAAACTACTTGACCCCAGCGGTTGTACACGGTGCACTCCCACCTCAACCAACACTCTGACTTAGTTATTGGCTTCCAGTAGTCGTTCACTCCATCGTTGTTGGGGGTGACGGCATTCGATACGTGTATGCAGGGATCGTGGCAATCGTCTACAATGGGCGGCGGGCCAGACGTATCAGTGCTGTCTACGGGCTCTGGATCTGACGGCTGCGGCCAAGGAGGAAGGGAGCATGCGTCTGACTCTACAGAAAATTCAAGCCAGTTGTTGGATATGTTTTCATCTGGGTAGGGAAAACCAGCGAGGCCTTCGCACGATCCGTCAATGCACTCGCTGTCATTGATCTGCATGATTGTAAGCACCATACAGTCGTCAAAAAATATACCCTCTTGTAAGGCTTGCTCCCAGCACGCAAGAGTTCCACTGCCTGCCATTGGTGTGTCCTCGACTATGTTGAAGAGCAAGGTGTCTCCAGACTGAAGTATGTTGTCTGACCCCTCGCCTATGTCAAACCCAGGAAAGTCTAGCGGGTAGAGCAGAAGCATCCAGTCTTCGTTGCCAAAACAAGGCCACGGTGAGACGTCAGGGGGTGGGTTAAATCCAAGTGCGAGTATAAACTCACCAATGCTGTCAGCCTCGGTTCCGCACTGACCCCCGTTTACGACAAGTAACAAATCGGTAGATACGGGGTCAAATCCCAGTATCTCCATATCGCATTGCCCGTAACCTAGTATGGGCAAAAAGAAAAGTAAAAGTTTTTTCATTCTTCAGGGCATGGTCCAGTGCTCGCAAGCATAAGCAGCAAGTCCTGGATGTTTACAATTTGGTCGTTGTTGGGATCTGTATAGCAGTTGCCTTCGCACCCAAGGTCTACAAGCAGCTCCAGAACATCTTGAGAGCCAATGTATCCGTCACCGTCGTAGTCCATATTGCACTGAGGCAGTGAGTTGCAAAATGTTTGCTCCCACATAGAGAACTCAAGTCCGAATCCCGTGGCCGCTAGAGTATCAAGACCTACTGTCGCCACGAGGCCCTCGGCGCCTATGTCGCAGCTTCCGTCATTGTCAAAATCAATTTGACAGAATCCATCACCGTTAGTGTCCTGAACTACGAACGTGTAGCACTCGTCATAGATGCAAGCCTCATAAAGGTAATCGACTGATCCAAAAGGATATCCGCTATCCTGAGCCACAACCTCGTAGTTGCTGTCATACAGCCACCAGCTGGTTTCATTTGCCCAGACATCTGTTGAAACCTTTATCTCCAAAAGGTCTCCATCAATAACAGAAATAGGCCACCATGATGCGTCGTTTTCTGGAAATTGATCAACACTAGATGTTGTTTGAACTGTAAATTCCTCAGCGCCATCCACGTACACTGATTCAAATAACACTTGAGTTGAACCAGGGGCCAAGTCATACAGGGTTGTAGTCCCTTGCAGACCGTTGCAAAACATTTGAACGTCTACAAGCGGAATAGTTTGAGTTCCCTGATTGATTACATCCACCCATATATCTTGGTATGGAGTGCACCACTCTTGCTGGTAGTATGCAGCTCCAGCGGTTACGTCAAAGTCTACTACGGGCACGCAGGAAAGATTGTCTACAAGCCCCTGTCGGCTGCCTTGTATCAGCTCGTGCATGCGCTCAGCTTGCCCCACGGTAAAGGCGTCTTTACATGTCTCTGGGCTGTAATCCATAAAGTTCTCTGTGAGGGCGTCAGAGCAAACGGGATTGTCGCAACTAAAGACATTCGAAAGCGTAGGCGGAGTGTCGCACACCTGATCGCCCTGAGTTTCGCAGTTAGTTTCTGAACCACATGAAGATGTGTTGGAGAAGGTATGCCACAAAGAAAGGTGATGGCCCATCTCGTGGACCCCTGTAAATCCCAAGGTCCTTCCTGGCTTTTGAACCCCAACAGTTCCTGTAGCATTGTACAACACTACAACTCCGTCCCTGCAATCGCCAGTGGGCCCTAGGTAAGCAAACCCTTGGATGCCATTACCGCCGTCGTTGTCGTTGATCTCGGACACAACGTAGTAGTTGATGTACTCGTCAGGATTCCAGCAGCCAGAAGACTCCTTCATAGCCTCCTGATCCCAACCTACGCCAGCCATTTGGCCATTGCTAACACCCTGTGAGACATACTGATCATTCCAGCTTGCATCGTAACGAGTAATTCCGTTGGTAGGGTTGCCGTCAGGGTCGCGCACAGCCATGCAGAACTGAATCTTACTGTCCTCAAACTCCTCATTCAGCACGTCGAGCTGAGAGAGTATTTGTTCGTCAGATACGTTATTCTCTTGTGCAGCCCCAGTATGTACAATGTGGAACACAACAGGTAGAGTAACGGTGTCGACCTCATCGAGGTCCACATCAACCATCTTCTCAAGCCCCATGACGTATGGCTGCTTCTTGGTGTGCATGATGGAGCACTCCTGGGCATAGCCCATGACAAGCGCCCCCCAAAGGAGGGTGGTGATAAGTATTCTCATTCACCAGCAAATGTACGAAACAAAAAGAGGAGGGCTTATGTGCCCCCCTCCTACAGATTGCGAAGTTCCACAGCTAACTAACCCGTGTAACAACGCGAAGATATGATTTTTGTATATTTGTAGAAATGAATTAGAAATGCCTCTTAACCACTATAAGAAAAACGTCTTCCCATTGTTTATGGACGACAGAGAGGCAGTACAGGTCATTGATTCTGCTGGGACAGACAAAGAATGGAACAAGAGAACAAGCAGGGTTCTTATTCAGCCAGCCCCCGCAGGAGCTGTAAAGATTAAGCTTGGCAAGCCAGAAACTCCTGGCATCATGGTCGAGGTCGGTAAGGACACTGGAGACTTCTCTTGCATCGTAGTCCTTGGTGACTCTACTGATCAGTACGGACCATTTAACAATGATGCTGACTTCAGAGAGGTCGAGCTTCAGTACGGTGGGTCTGGACAGACAAATCAGGCTGTATTCACTTGTTTCTGGAATGGAAAAAACTGGGTTCCTCTTGGGTTAACCAGTGCTAGTTAATAGGTTTTATGAGAAAACGCACATTCCCTATATGCAGGGCTACATTCAATAAGCTCGACTTTGAAAAAGTGGATGAATCCACTTTTTTGCAGACAGGCTCAAGCAAGCAGTACAGAGTTGAAAGCTCAGGAGGATTGCTGGGTTCGTTGGTTGTAAATCAGAGCAATGAAGTGGCGGTTGCTTCTTTTGTTGTGGATGAAGGGGGAGAATACTTGGTGGACGAGGACATCTCTGCCCCTTCCGAAACAACCTTGGACTGGGGTGGTGACGCTAATGGTATACAAATAAACCTTTATGAATCAATAGCAGTCAAGCTTCAACTTCCAAATACATTTAAAGGGGTTAGATCAGATGACTTTAAGAGGCTTCTTCCTGGGGAGATATTTTGCGTTGGAGTTAAGCCGCCTCTAAACTCTGCTTTTAATCCTAATGTCTTACCAGGGTTGTTCAATCATGAAGCTGAGTACCCGCTGGGGATGACCAGTTCTGAAGTTCATAAGGTGACTAGCCGTGCATCATGGAAGACAGTCATGTGGACTGGAACTCGCTGGGTTATTCTAGGCTCTAGCAACTGGTTTTAATCGCTCTGCTTCTTGATGATCCCGAACCATTCAGGGTCGATGTCCTCAATGGGCTTAATGAATTTCTCGTTGCAGTAATCGTTAATTTGTTTCTGCTGCTCAGGCGTGTTGGTTACGCACACGTTGTTAGCCTGGTACTTGGCGTTCGCTTCTAGCAATCTGTCAATATTCATCTTGATCTTCTTGTGTCTGTTTGTTCTCATGGGGCGGTAAAGATACCCTAATATCTCTTATCGTACTCCCAAACTCTATAGGACAGTAAGTTCTTGAGATCGTGTAACTTAAGGATTGTGATGACATCCTCCCTGTCTTTCCTCGTGTACTTTTTTAGGTAGGCATAGCGCTTATCTGTGACCGTTTCGTTGCTTACGTGCTTCTCACAAAAAAAGGCGAGCTCCTCTCGATCGACGATCGCGAACCCACCCTCCTCAGGCATATCAAAAGCAATAATTGTTGCACCCCCATACATCCACCCAGGATTCCCCTGAACATTCTTAAACTCGCACCAGATCTCATCTGGCAAGTTGTTACCCTTCACATCAACCCCCCACTTCTTGTCGCCGCTGAGAGCAAGCCAGTAGTCTATGTGATCGTGTCTATCCTCCGTGTGGCTAGACTTGGTGACAGTAAGGCCTTTGTTTCTGGCGGCTCTGACGAACCTAACTTCGGCGCATCTTCCTGTGGCGTTTGAGTAACGCCTGCGTGAGTTACTTACCTTCGAACTCATCTACAGCGCTTTTGATCAAGTCGATCTCGTGCCAGATCAACGACTTCACATCTTTGAGCGCCTCTTCTACTTCCTCTGATGTCTCTACTGGAAGGCCTACCTCATCGTGTATTGCTTCATACAGATCGTCCACGATCTGATGTATCCTATCACATGCTAGATGGTAATAGGAACTGAGCTTAGATATCTCCACTCTTGATTGATTTTAGGATTTCTTGAATCGCATGGTCAACTTGACCGCTGTTCTTTGCTAAAAATACAATCGTCTTGGAGTCCTTTCCAACTAAATGCCGAAGAAAAAGTTTCCACCGCATAGGAAAGTCGTGGTGAGAGGGAAGGTATCCCTTTGTCTCAATGATCCAATCGTGATCCCTGCCCACGAAATCAGGCTTGTATGTGATAGGGAGGACGACCGACCCTGACTTGTCGGTCATCTCCTTACCCTTTGCAGTCATCTTAAAATACTTGTTGGGGAATCGAAACCTTTCCATCAGTTCAAACTGATGTTCTTCATAATCGAAAGCTAACCCGTATTCTTTAAGCTGGTCAGCACAGTACTTCTCAAGCGAACTAGCGTACCTCCCCAGATGTTTTTTCTTGGCTGAACGCCTCTTCGGAGTCTTTGTCCGTTTCTTCATACCCGAAGGTACCAAGGATTTTTTTGAAAGTCAAGACAAGAAACTCATGTTCATAGGCATTGTTGATTCTTTGCTGAACGTAATCGGCTGATACAGAGCCCTCTTGCCCAACATTGTTGTGAATCCAGTGTGGGAAAGATTCATCTGAATGCGGTACGGCTCCTCCAGAGGGGTCGGTGCCCCGCCTGTTTCTACCTCACGCACCTTTCGGATGTGCAACTCGCTCATTTTGCGGATGTCAGGGTCCATGGCTTGAACCTTTCGGTGAATTGTCATGAAGCAATCCGCTCTGTTTACGAACTTTCCGCCACCCTCTGTGTCCTCAGCATACGGAGCCACTGGCAACCCGTCGTCACCCTTGCGACGCTGAGCCTCAGTAACGGCGTGCATATTGAGCCACACAGCCACATTGTTGGCCTTGCTGAATGTCAGGAACTCAGACGCGGCTTCGTAGTGGTAGTCGTGTACACCGATCTTGCTGCCCTTCATGTCCAGCTTGAGGCTGTTGTATGGGTCGACAAAGATGGCGTCTACAGGTTGCTGACGCATAACCTTCTCCATGAACAGGATAATGTCGCTGTAGCTGTACACAGCGTTGTTGTTGATGATAGTGAAGTGCTCCTGCACCCACTTGTACGCCTGCTTACGCTCAAGGTATGTCATGTCTGCCACCTTCTTATCCATGGCAAACTGCATCAGGGACATCTTGACGGATGCGGTGCGGTTCTCGGACGAGTAGATGACCCACTTCCAACCGTGACGTACAGCTGAGTTTGCAATCAGGTAGAGCATAGTGGTGGTCTTGCCCACGTTGGAGTGGCCGTTCACGATGACGAACTCCTTCTTGTAGCGGAAGTACTCGTCAAGCTTGGGGTCTCCTGTGTCCAAACCAATCTCTACCTTGCCCTGAGAGAAGTCGTCAATCCAACGGAAGTCCTCGTCGTCTGAAGAGATGAACGACATGTCACCGTCGTTGAGCAACATCTCACGCTGGACAGACTTCTCCTCATCAATGATGTCACGGATCGGGGTTTGCTTTCCCTTCTCGACACCAGCGATGATCGTCTGCTTCGCGTGGTCCTCGTTGTCCACGTCGCGCTTGCACACCTCACGAAAAAGGACTCGGATAACTTCCTCCTCTTCCATGCGTCCAGCCGCTACATATCCTCCGCACAGAATAGCTGCTCGGTTGAGTGTAATCCACTTCTCCCCATCCTGAGCCTGCCGAATCATGCGGCAAGCAAGGTTGAGCTTCATGTAGTCTGTGTGGTCGTAAGCCTCGTTGGTTGGAGTCTGGGCCTCTGCGTGCTCAGTAGTAAAATGACCAAACTTCTGGTAGTCATCCTTGATGATGATGTCTGGGTCAAAGGACTCAAAGCATGCGCGAGACTCGTTGATGCCCGACTCGTCTAGCTCAAGTCCGTGTGTTCTCTCGAAGTACTTGACGAGCGCACGGAAGTGGTCGCGGTGTCTCTCAGGGTTCGTAACCTTGACAAGAGCCTTGACTCCTTGGCCACTAGGCGATGTCCAACATGAGTGAATAAAATCATCCGTGGCAAGAGCCCTTTTGGTCGCGTCAACATCCACGTGATCAAAGTCGAGGATAATGAAACCCGAATGCTCAAATAGCGCCTCATCAGACCGAGACGAAAACTCCCCGCTGAAACAAACAACGGGGAGCTCTTGCTTTTTGGTTTTGTCGCCATCTCGGACCTTAGATACTAGCGTACTCGACTTCCCATTCTGGATCCGCTCCAGCGCTTGCTGTAGTGGAATGTGATGAGGTGCTTTCTTGTCGAATACGTTCTTGAATATCGTGACTTTCATTGTCCTTGGCAATCATGAGGAGGATGAGGTAACCAGCCAGATCTTGCAACGTATCCTCCGTTGCGTCACATAGACCTGCGTTCTTAATGCGTTTGAGTTTGTCGTCGATACGCATCTTTATACCTGCGACAGCGTTGGCCGCAGAGAATACATTCAGCGGCTCAAGTGCAGAATTACCATACTTGGCATTCTTCTGGAGGAGCAAATCCTCTAGCGCCTTACACTTTGATTTGATTTTGTTCCTTGTGTTCATCTAACGGTAGTGTTGAATGTGAAATGAATTTTTTAGTGAGAATCTCTCGAATGATGATGTGCTTGTCTGCCTTGCTGTTCTTCCCGAATATCTCTAACTCTAGTCGGGACATTGTCTTGTGGTCATACGAAGCGATGTCACTTGGATTCTCGAACACAGAAACTATCCACACGACACGCTCGTGTACAACCTTCCGTTTCTTGAAGGCGACACGAGCGGTCATGTAATAGATAGGTGCTCCCTTAGAATGGGAGTGCATCCTCCGTAGAGGTCTCGGCTGCTTTCGCTGCACGCTTCTCCTTAGCAGCTGCGCTGTTAGGATCGAAGACACGACAGCAAGGCTTCCCGTTCTTGGACATGAACATGGTGACGTAGAGGTTGCCCCCTTGTCCTTGTTCGTTACGAGAAGTGGCGTACTTCTCGATCATCTCCTGGAGCTCGGTGTCCTTGAATCGGACGTTCCAGCTCAACAACTGGCCTTCGTCGTTGTAACGAGGCTCTTCGGCGTACCCTACGAGTACTGAATCATACTGCTTATCGCTCATGATAGAATTAAATTGTAAAAAAGGTTATCAAAAATATAGAATGCTGTTCCGTAAATCAAAATCTTACACCACAAATTCAGCGTAGTGCTTTTGGGTTTGCTCGTTGCCATTGAGGAATGCTTGAATGTTTTCGAGGGCTTGGTGGAACTTCATCTCTCCTCGGAACAGAGTCTCCTCTGAACACTTCACATCCGCTGGGTAGAAGGGGTAAGCCTTCTCCTGCACCACCCAATAGAAATCAGGTATATCAAATACCTTAGTGTATACGTAGGCTTGGATGTCATAGCTCCAGCTATTGACGTCGTACCTAAACTTCTCGATGGACCGAGAGGACTTAGAGTCCACAATGAATCCATCCTGAAGGCAGTCAAGGAATCCCTTGAGCGGGACGCCGTCAAGATCCACGTTGAACTCGACTTGATACTTGCCGCCAGCAAATCTCTTGTCGTACACACCGCAGTCTTTGAGGCGTTGAATCATCTCCTTCGCCTTCTTGACGTCCTCCGTAGAAGCCAGTTCCTTGTCTGGATTCGTCTGGAGCTGTTCCGCTTTCCACTCTCGATAGCGCTTAGTATTGCGCGGGTACTTACCGCCAATAGAATCAACGATATCGGTATCATCCAAAACGAAATATACATCTTCAAATTTTTCTGGTTCAAACAGAAGCAAGTCATAGAGCGAGCCGAAGCTCAAGGCCTCTGACTCTTTCTTGAGCTGACCCCGCATGTACATCTCCCAGAGGCGCATGTCTCCAAGAGCGTACTTGAGTGAAGAGTAGGAGAGGTGGGGCTTCCCCACTCGCTCCTGTAGCTGGTCTCTCATGCTCATGCTTTCTTCAGTATTAGTTCTGGCTCTCTGCCGTTTTTGATAAGGTGGATATCTACTGCCTTGAATGCTTCACGCTTGGTCTCGAAGACCCCTTCGAGTCGACTGCCATTGACAGTCTTCTCGACGAGGTACATATCCAATCCATACTTCTTGTTGGTGCAGTGCTTGATGGCAGGCGCAACAACCACCTTGTTGACCATAGACCAAGGCAGAAACTTGTTGTCTTTGCCTGTGCCTGGGTTAGGGATCAAGACTCCTGAGGAGTTGATGCTCACGTTCATCGCACGAACTTCTTGAGCCCAGCCACTTGCTTTTCTGTGAGTTGCTCACCATACTTCTTGGTGATACTATCAAATGCCTTCTTCTTGTCAGTCTGCGTCTTGATGTAGGACACCGCTTTGTCCATGATGTTCTCTACTGGCGCGTCGAGTCTCTTCGAAAGCGTCTGTACATGAGGATTGTTGACCATCTCTTCTTGCTTGGCGATGGCGTCGTTAACCTCATTTGCTGAGGCGATAGAGGTATCAATTCCGATTCCGAGCATGGCCAAGGCTCGCCCGATGGCTGATGTTTCGCAGTTTTCAACGAAGCTAGTTTTATTGATGTTGGATGAGCCACGCTCCTCGTGAGCATGACCATTAGCTACGACTCGACCCTGCTCGTTGGCGATGGTGGCCTTGCATACACACTCGTCGTTCTCTAGAATAGGGAACTCGGTTGCGATGGTCCAGTCTTTGTACCTGTCTTCCTGACGGAAGAACTTGATGCGTTCGTTGACTTCAACGTACTGCTTACCACGGATGTTCGTGGTCTTGAACTTGTAGTTCGACATGATGATAGTGAATTAAATTAATGTGTGACAATGACAATTATCCGACTCTATTAGGTGTCCACATGTAAGGCATCTGCCTTCTTTGAGGTGCTTGTTTGTACGCCATTTGCCTATGGTATTCCAATAGACCCAGTACTGGATGTCCTCCACCCAGATGACGTGCAACAGCTGTGCGAACTTACGAAGCCTCTTCATTGATTCCTAACTTGTCTTCGATTTTCTTTTGAAATTTCTGTAACTTATTGATTGTGCGCTTGATAGTAGCGAGCTCTGCGTGCAGGTTCCTGCTCTTGACGTTACGCACCTTGGGTGCAATGGCCATACGATCGGACACCCTGCTTGTGAGGCTGAGTGCATTCTCGTACCTGACCATGTAGCTTGGGTAGGAGTTCATCATGGCCTCGTGCTCACGGCAGTAATGGATAACCGTGGCGTGGTCTTTTCCGAATATCTCCCCGATGTCTTTGTACGTAGCGTAAGGCCTGAGTGCATTGGCGAGGGCCACCCTGTCTTGGACATAGTGGTTGAGCCTTGACTTGTCGTCAATCTCGTATCCCTGCCTTTGCTCGTATTCCCTACGAACCTCAAGCATCATATCTTTAGTTTGTGTGTTCTGCATAGTATGCGTTAGCCATTTCCTGTGTGGTTAGGTAGATGAGCATGGAGTTGACGACGTCCATGGTTCCGTTCTTGAAGGCGACAAGGCTTGCTGGCTCCTTGAGCTTATATGATTGCCCAATACCTGCTTGCCCGATGATGTCTTCGACACCCTTGATGGATTGATAGTCTTCGATGAGCTGGTCAGCCACCTCTTCGATGGCGGTTACGTACCATTCCACAATCGGGATGGCAGGTAGCTTGAGCCAGTTCTCAAACCCATGCTCTTCGATGTCTATCTTAATCATACCAAGGGCCGTCTGCTCAGCTTTCGTCCCGTCGAGGTAGTTCTCCATCCACTCCATCACTTGTTCTTGCGTCATTCTTTTTCTTGTATAGTCTGTTTAGTTCTCGTTCCATAAGGCGCCGACGTTGTCGTGGGCTTCCGTACTGGCCTCTCCATATTGTTTTCAGAAAGTTCTTAGTTGACTCGTCCATATAGTGCTCTGCTGTTGGTGTGCATCTTAAATAGTTGCTTGTTGTCTGCGTTGTCTTGTTTGCTGGTGAACCAGTGGATATTTTTCTTGGGGTTGTACTTGTACTTGCGCAGGTTCTTTGTGTCTACCTCGCTGAACGCAGGGTCTTTCTTGTAGTGTACATCGACCATGTCACACTCTACCCATGCACACACAGTCTTGTGTTCGCCATTGAAGATTTTGGCGGCTGTCTTTTCTGAGTTCTTGAGCACGCAGTTGGTTAGCTCAAGGGACACGTTGGACGGGGCGTAGTAGTCGATGTCTGCCCTGCCGTTGTTGGCGGCTCGGTTGAGTCCGAAGTCCTTCACTTGCCAGCACATGTAGTTCGGCCCTTTACCAAGGTGGAACCGTACCTGAAATCGTTTCTTTCTGTTTTTCATCTTGTAGTATTAATCGTTGTTTCGCTTCATAGTCTCGGAGCATGCAGTCAAGCATCATCTTGTCACGCGATCGGCCGTGCTTCTCGTATGCCTGCATCTTACGTTCGATGGCTTCGGCTAGATACTCCATGTGTTCGTCAGTCATTCTTCTTTTCTTCTTGGTCGTCGATGCCGTGGATGCGGCACTCGAAGTTGTTCTTGGCACACAGCCCTTCGAGGTTGGCAGTGACGTTACCTTCGTCGTAGTCACCAATCTTGCTACGCACCCAATCGAAGTCGATGTGGTCGTCGAGGTCGATGTCACGCTCGAATGAGATGGAGAAGTCACCGACGTAGTCGCTTTCGCTGATGTTGATGCTCTCACCCTGAATCTCATCGCAAGCGGCCTCTACGCCAAACAACGTGCCCTCACGGAAGATGGCGATGGCTACTGCCTTGGGGATGACGGGCATGGTGGGCTTGTCAACTACACGAGGGTCACCTGCTCGAACGAGCGTCTCCTTGAAGTCGTAGTACTTCTTCTTCCAAGCATTGGCTTGGGCTGTCTTGGCGGTGAGGTCGTACTCCAACTTTTGGATGTCGTCGTACTGACCCTGCACCTTGGATTCAAGCTCGTCAATCGTGGATTTGAGAGCACCCACTTCCTCATCACGAGACTCCGCCCTGACGGTGCGCTGTTGCTTCAGCATAGCGATGTCGTCAAGCTGGGCCTGCACCTTCTCTTTGAGTTCAAGATTGATGTCGCGCAGTTCATCAACCTCAGCTTGGAGGGCGGCTTCGCGACCTGTCTGCTCTTGGTAGTTCTTCTGTGCCATCTCTTGACGGAACTCCATCGACTCGATGGTTTGCTTGGCAGATGAGATCGCGTTCTCTGCGTAGCGGATAGCTGCGTCGAGCTCGTTCTTGGATTCTTGTGCTGAGTTCATTGTTCTGTAAATTTTGGGGATTCATTCATGATAAACTTGGACACAAGGTCCTCGATTTCGCTGACCACCTCGTCCACGTCGCTGTTGGTGAGGTCGTACTCTTCTTTCATCAGCTGAGAGAGCATCATGTATCCGCTGGATGCGCCAGCTCCTTCGCGGTGGTTGAAGCAGTTGCTAACGTAGCACCGCAGGTCGTATAAGGTTTCGTTATTCATTTGTGTGTTCGATTGGGCAGAGCCGTAGCTCGTGCATTTGTTCTGATGTGTTGTCCGTGTGAAACCGAGTCCAAGAGACAGGCTCAAACGTGAAGTCGTACAGGTCTTCGTACAGCACGGTGTCGTGTATGTCAATCATAATATCTGCATCGTCAGGGTATTGTGCGATGAGGTCAAGCAGTTGTTTCTTCGTCATAGCTGTCAGAGTTTTTGGGTTTGGGGATTCGGAAAGCGTGCATCACGTAGTCGTCAACGTCGATGAAGGCGTGCTTGCGGTAGTACACCGAGGAGATGAACTCCGTGAGCTGATACAGGGGGTCGCTGTACGGGCCTGCATTGTCCATCACATCAGAGGACACACGAGCTACCAAGGACATACACAAGGGGAAGTAGTCCCATGCTTGGGTAGCATCCTGTTGGTCCCACGTCAACCAACATGACTCGGTGGAGTCGGAGCGGTTGGACATATCAAGCTCGATGATTCGGAGCACCTCGACACTAACGTCGTCGTAGTTGTCGGCCACCCAATCGTCGTGCTCCATGTCTGATGGTACACAAGCGTGGTAGTCCTCGTAGTCACGAGTGAGGGTGACGTAGATGTCATCCTCTCGGTGGTCGATGTTGACGCACATCTCATCCACGCGGTAGCCGTCGAGGATTTGCTTGATGTGCTTCTCTGCGAATCCCCGCTTGGGGAAGAACTCGCAGGTGGTGTCGGAGTACCCCTCGAAGAGTCCTGCGACAGCGTGGATTACTGCGTACTGCTTCATTGCTTGTAAGTTTTCTCGATGATGAGGTCAGATGCCTCGTCGATGTTAGACAGGAGTGTGGCAAGAGGGGTCTTACATGAGTGCTTACCCTCCAAGTCAGCACATGATGTGAACATCAGGGGTGCCACATCTCGGCGTGGAGCATAGTTGAGGATGAGGGTGACCTTGCTCAGGTCCTCCTGAATTGCTTCGGCAAGTTGCCGTGTGTTCATGTCTTGTAGCATGGTGATTGAATTGAAGTTTGAATGATTGATAAGTATTGTGTGTATATATACTCTCTTCACTACGTTCAGAGAGAGTATATATACCACACTACTAATGGTAGCAGAGGGTGGAGTCGAACCACCACACAAGCTCATACTCGTTGCCATAAGCCCTCGGTAAAGGGTGGAAGGAGTAACTATTGCCGTGTACACACCAACCCACATCCTCATGCGGTAAGTGTCTCTGCCATTGATGCAACTTGATTCGTTCGGCTTGCACGTCTGCAAGTGTACTGAGATTCAGAACTGCATCAATATGGAAGGGAGGTTGGGACTCGAACACAACTGCATCGCATTGGACATTGTACACAAGGACATTGTACACTCTGCGAAGACGCACCGACTGCGCTCCCTTGAAAAAGGCGGGGGGAAGGTCTGACGTTTCAGACCCAAAGAGAACCTTTAGGTTGCATCCCGAAAGGCGTCCCCCCTATGGTCAAACTTCAACTAACCAATTCCTCTTCGAGAAGGCCATCTTTGATGATGCCTTCCATGATGTGGTCAATAACGCGGTCGATTACTCCGTCCGCCTTACTCCAGTTTCCGTAGCCCTTGGCGTCGTAGATAAAGCCCTTGAGTTCGTTGAACAAGTCCCGTGGGAGATTGTCTTCGAGGTACTCCACCATGCTCTCGTAGTACGAGTCCATCTCGTAGTCACGATAGCTTCCGTCGCAGTCGTACTCCTCCCACCCACGCCACAGGTTGCAGAACCCGTTGTTGTAGTAGTCGTAGCCGATTCGAGAGATGGAGCGGAGGAGTTCAGGCCATCCGTCCTCTGCCTCGTCTTGGAAGGGGATGAGTTTGGCGAATGCCTTATTGTACTGCTCTTGGTACTTGCCTTCGTTGTCCCAATATGTTCCTGTCTTACTCATTGTCTTTTTGTTTTTCGGTTTGCCACTTGTCGTGGGCTGTTTCTACGGCAGTGTTGATGAGCCCTGCCTGTGCCCTGTCGATAGCCTGACCCTGCATACGGGACAGCTCGACAATTACTTCGATGATGTCTTTCATTCGTCGTTGTTGTTTCTATCAAAGGGGAGGAGTTCAAGGCTGACGTCCCACGTTGCTTGGCAATCTTCACACTCAAAGTCGTAGTGCCAGTGCTCGCCGTCGTGGTCAGAGCCGAGAAAGATACCGACGCCACCACACTTGTGGCACTTGTCGTAGTTGATGATTTCCTTATCCATTGTACTTGTCTTCGATTCGTTGCATGGTGTCCTCACAGCATGACACCCATGCCTCGTGGTTGATGAGGGAGATTTTGCCCTGCTCACGGATTCGTGCATCCTCGGCAAGGAGTTCGTCCTTGTGTGAGATGTAGTGGTGAAGACCACGTTGGAGGCAGTCAAGAATCACCATCTGCACGAGTGCCCCGTGCTTGTTGTACCCAGTCATGAGGTGTTCCATGAACTCCCCGTTTGTCATGTCTTTGATGTTTTCCATCGGTGTTGAATTGAAGTTTGAAAGGTTATTGAGAGGTGTTGTATATATCTCTCTTCACTACGTTCAGAGAGAGATATATACTAACACTCTCTAAGTAAGGTCGAA